GCGGCCACAATCGTCGCTGACGACACAGCGGCGTCACCGGGGTCTTTCACCCGCGACATCTCGCGGCGGGCGGCAATCACCGCCGTAACCGGGACGGTTAGCTGGTACAGCGCGCATTCGCGGCCAAAGTGATCCACAAGGCTCGCAAGCTCGTCATCCGAGTAGTCGGTGATGTTCGCCAGTGTTCGCAATGCTTCGATCATCAGAAGATTCCTGTTACACCGGTTGAAAGGTCCATTGTCTCCTCTATTACAAGTATACACTACGGGGTGAGGAAGTCAAGTCTTTTTTCGGAATTTCCACCCCAATCGAAGATGAACCCCTCTTCTGGGCGGATAGGTTCCCAATTCTCGTGCATGAAGTCGATCACCTCGACCAACTCGGGGTAAGTCTCCATCGCCCGGTGTCGGCACTCCTCTGGCAATGTGTGGACTTCCTTGACGTACCGACGCCACGGGACATCCGGGGAGGGGGTGAAGAAATCCCTCTGTTGGCGGGTGCCGCACGTCGAGTCCAGGATCACGGTCTTGTGACCGGCTAGGAACAGGGCACGTACCATCGTGCGGGCGGTCGCCCACACCTCATGCTCAATCGGACCCCACCACCGTTGTCCGGTCTTCGCAAACCGAATGGCGTCGGGGCAGACGATGGGCACGCCTTGCTTCCGAGCCCACGTAGACTTCCCTGAGCGGGGTAGTCCGTAGGTCATAATCAGGACGTTATCGGCGGCCGTGTGCGGCTCGCAGGAGGTGGTGTCGATCTCACGATTATCGGGTGGAGGGTATTTCATTGTTCGTTCCTGGAAGTTCATTAGTCGTGCTCGTAATCGCCGCAGTCGCCGCATTGATACCATGTGCCGATGCACGCGCCGCCAGCTTCGGGTGTATCATCCCACCAGCCAGTCTGCCACATTAGTTTGCCACATGTTGGGCACACTCTATCGGATTCACACCAGTCATCGTCGCCGTCAGGCATCTCAGAATTTGTAGCCAAGTTCCCTAATCTCCTCTTCAAAGTAAGAGCCGACCCAGCGGGCAGTAGCCTTCTTGTAAAAGATTTGATAGGGTCGGCCGCCACGGTGCGAGTCGATGACTTCCGGCAGATCGACCGGCGGCAGCCCGACCTTGACCAGCGCTTGATTCAGGTCGGCCTCAAGCCACTGGTATCGCAGGAAGGTGTTGACATGCGGCGTGCCCGCCCACCACAACCTACCGGCCCGCACGAAGTTTGGATTGTTGGCACAGAACCGGGGTAGGAATTCGGCCAACGGCGTCATCGCGTTCGGCGTTCGCTCGATCTTGAACCACCACGAGATAAGGGCATCCCAGTGGTTGCGCACCGTGGCACACACCGTCCAATCTGGGCCTATCTCAATGTCGAGGTGATCGTCGGGCGTCGTGTGATGCCCTCCGATGAGCGTGGCCCCCGCCTGATTCAGCAGGGCGTCTCGCACCGCCTTGCTGCCAGTACGCGGGTTGGCAATGAAGGCGAACTTCTTCTCAGGAATTATGTACATCAATATACTCCTTGATCTTTCCTAGTGCGGTACGGGCATCCTTCCAGAGCTTCCGAAGACGTGGGTCTTCGATCTTAGCCGCCGGGATCAGGTGGTAGATGCAAAAGCCCAAGCCCTCATACGACACATGCTCATACACCTGCGGCACCGTGAGCTTACCCGATGGCAACTCGGCTGGCGGGTCAATCTCGGGCAGTCCTTTATAGGAGTCCAAGACCCAACCCCCTGGCTCTGGAACCAGGGGGTGGTTACTTTTCGTAGCGAAGGCATGGCCGCACTTGCAAACTTTCGTGCGGGTGCCTTGCTTCTTATCACACTTCGGACAGGTTTTCAGTGGCATTCTTTTCCCCACTTGATCTGGTGCCACAGGCGGTCGTGATAGTAGAAGGCGAAGAACTTCACGGCGAAGTCGATGCCTCCGACCGCCGCCCCTAGCCCCAGGCTGCCCGTAGCAGCCCAGACTAGGATTGTGGTCATTACGATTGACAGTAGCCTCCAGGTGAAAGCCTTCGCAATCGTCCGTTTACGTGTACTAGCGTCCTTCATATTTACGGCGTTCCTTCAACAGAAGTTTCAAGGCTGGTTTCAAATCACGCTCAATTACGGAGCGGAGTGGTGTCCATTCCGGGATGATGAAAGTTACCACTGCCTCCGGCACGCCTCTGGCACGCAGTTCCCACCTCACGAGTGAGTTCGGCTCAGGCGTCTTTTTCAAGGACGCACCGTAAGCGTTCAAGAGTTGCTGGATAGCTCTCATTATCCCACCTCATCCAACAGGTCAATCTTGTACCGCTTCGGCCCCTTCCGCTCGCGGGCTTCGTCCTTGAGCTTGATCGGCAGTCGCCAAGTGATGCCGTGCTTCTCGTTGACGCCGTGCAGCAGTTGCGTCGGCTCCGAATAGGCCGAGAGGGCGTTGTACGCATAGGCGTCAGTCGCCACCCACGGGCCGTTCATCAGCAACTCGCCATCCACTTCGCTCACGTTGCCGGGGCGGTGGAAGTGCCCGCAGCAGTAGTAGCGGATCGACGGGCCGCCCTGGACACGGCTGAGGGCCATGATTCGCCGCTGACGCCTCTCCAGACCGTACCACGGGATTCCCATATTCGAGCGAACGTCGTCGCCGTGGAACACACAGAAACCGTGGCCACCGATGTCGAGGTTAATGCTGAACGCATCCGGGATGGTGAAATGCACGTTATCCAAGTCCCGGCAGTGGAGTTCTGCCGTCTTCGCCACGAGATAATCCCAGTTGTCGTGGGCTCCGTGGTGGTCCTTCTTCTTCGAGCGGCGGCCGTGGTTGCCGGGCACATACACCACGTTCACAACGTCAAAGTAGGGAGCCAGATCGCGGTACATCAGTGAGTGGAACTGGCCGATGGCAAGGCTGTTCTTGAACTGGTTCTTGAAGTAAGACCGGTTCGTATGACCGTGAATTTCCCCGCTGGTGTGGTCGCCGTAAGCCAGCACCGTAACCTCCGGGAAGTAAAACTGCGGGGCGAGAGTCTGCTGTGTCCACTTCAGGATAGTGTCAATCAGCTTCTCCCCACGGCACAAGCTAATGCCAAAGTCATACCGCTCCAAGCCGCCGCAGGACTCGGGCAGGACGATCTGGTCGTGGTGGCCGTCGCTAATGTGCATTACCAGATGCTCAACAACCGACGCATCCTTCGCCTGTGAAAAAGGGCGGCGTACCCTGGGCAACGATTTGAAAGGTCGCACCACTTCCTCCAACTCCTCAGCCATCGCCTCAAACAGGCCACGAGTCTTGGCGGCGGCCTTCAACTGGAGGCGGGCGTGATTCCGCTCCTCCCGCAAGTGGGCGACATCGGCCTCAAGCTCCAGAATCCGTTCGCTGGTCGGGTCGAATTCCGGGACTTTCTTACGCTGACCCTTGCCCGTCTTAGGCGGCGCTTCGGGGCCGTCAACTTTCTTATGAGCGCGGCCGGTCGCAATGTTTGAGACGAGCGAGCGGCTGATGCCGAATTTCTTCGCAATCTCTGGCTGTGTCAGACGGTTCTCGGCCAAGAGGGTTTTGATCTTCTTCACTTTCGCTTTCGTTAGCTTCGGCATCCTAATCTCCTTGAGTCTCGTTAGTAAGTCCAAGCGTGGCCAAACTAGCCACATCCCGCACGGCGTCTAATGCCACGGCGGTATTCCCCGGCGTTTCCTGAGCGTCGAAGGCCCGTCGCAAGCAGCAATCAATTCGCAAAGCCCGATCCAGCGGGCTGCCGGGGAATTGCTGCTCACACCCTCGATCAATGGTAAGAAATACAAGGTCCAAATCTGAGTCAGCGGCCAGGGTCATACGCTCCAGCGGCGGACCACCACCCGCAGTGACGACTCCGTGTTCCTCCATACACAAAGCGGCTGTTCCCAGCATTCGGAGTAGGTAACTTTCTATCGCCTCTCGTGATGTCCAATTACAGTTTTGCAGTGCGTTCGCTTGGGCGGAACGCAGCATGAGTAGCCATTGGCTCAGGTCGTATCGGTACCACTCCGGTCGAGAGCGTCGATACGCCCGCATCTCGGCTCTGATCTTCTGGTAGAGTTCAGTTCTCAACACGTTGGAATCCTCTTCTGATAAGTTCCACCACGACCAGAGCGTCGTGGACTGATGTGTGTTCGTCGCCGGGGATGTCTGCCGGGTCGAAACCCGCACGTCTGCAACACTCGTTCGTGTCGGGCAGGAATTCGTCGCCGGGCCGCACGTACATACTGCCGGGATCAAGAATCCTGTGGTGCCACTGAATCGGCTCGGTCCCTCTGATCTTTTTCAGGAAGGGTGCGTCGAAGTGGGCGAAGTTCTTACCCGATGCGACAAACTTCCGTGGATCAATGCCCCATGTCGAAAGCCAACCGGCGAACTTACGCGGGAACTCACACTCCAACCCGTACCAATCCCGATGGAGCGTGTCCCCACTCGGGGCTTCACTACTGGTATTGCGAGGCTTAGTTGCTAAGTCCTTGAACAAGTCCCGGTGCATACTCAGTGCATAGGGCTCGCCCGTGTAGACCTCACGACGAATGCGATACCGGAAGGTCGGCAGGTCGGCCAAATTGATGCCGGGGTTGCAGACGACTGCCCCGATCTCCAGCACCTCACAGCGGTCGGGGTTCAGGCCGGTCGTCTCGATGTCAATACTCACGAATCTCATTGCGTTTGTCTCCAACGTTTTCCAGTTCGTATTCTCCAAATTTGACTTGGGGTGGTATTAAATTGCTTGGCAAGTTTGCCGCTTCCTTCTGTCGAGGCACGTATGATTGCTACTTGTTCCAGCGTCAAGCGAGCCCGTGGGTTCTTACCGCCAACTACTCGCCGTTGTCGGCCTTTCTTTTTACAGTCTGCCATGTTATCTGCTTGTGAACCTAACCACAGATGCTCAGGATTGACACAGGAAGGGTTGTCGCAGGTGTGACACACTTTCAATAGTCCTGGGTCTATTTCGTAATGGAGTTTATACATTACGCGAGCGGCCACATACGATTTATCCTGAATCGTTACTGTGCCACGGCCGCAACTATTATGCGCACCCTTCCAAAGCCAACAATCTACACCCTTCTCAACACGGGCGAGAAATCGTTTCTTAGTCGGCCCATTTAATGATGGGATAGGTAAATGTGCCATCACATTGCTTGATAGTAGTCGGGGCTTACGGATTTCAGGATCAGTCGGCCGCCCAGCACGTCGCTGTGCCGCTCGACCAGCGGGGTGATTACGACACCCTCGCGGCCTTTGAACTTGCAGTTGATGTCATCGGCATCGGCCATCGTCGTCGGGCCGCTGGTCAGCCCTTCCAAGAGGGTGGGGTCGAATGGACCTTCGTACAATACCGGCACCGTCTCGATGTCGAACAACTCACAGTAGGATTTCACCTCTGCCCAATCCAGGTACTCGCCGTTGACCGAAATGTCAAACACGCGGTAGCCCTTGCCCTTCACCGTGCCGTAGTCCATCTTCTGGACGCCTTGGCCGTAAATCTCACCGAACACGATGGTATCATACGCTCCATTGATGGAGATAAAATCCAACATCGCTTTCATGTCGTCCGTCAGCGGAGTCCAGTAAACAGAATTCTCACCCTTCACCCGGCGATAGTGCGTACCGCACATGAACTCCGGCCCGTTATCTCGGACATAGCCGACTCGCGAGTTCGTACCGTGCAGCTTCTCAGTGATCCGCACCGGAAGGCGGTTGGGGATTGCGTTGGCGTTTCGATAGTAGTGCTGGATGCTGGTATACTTGTGGAACGCCCCAGGCTGACGCATGGTGTCCCCACCGCCCTTGAACTGCACAGGCGGTTGGTACTTCACGGCTTGGAACAGATCAGTGGCATCGTCCCCTACCTCAACCTTCCGGTCGCCCAGCATCTCGGCCACGTACTCGTTGTCGAGCGGCAGGCCAAAGCCGAACGACGCTGCGCTCCGCAAGCGGATTGCACCAATGCGGCACTGCGTCTTGACGAACTCGCCCGGCATGACCGCGTGTTTGAGGTACGTGTCTACGCCCAACGCCTTCGCCACATCCTCCGGGATGAGCATATCAGGCGGGAAGTACACAACGAGATCGTTCGCCTTTAGATTTCCCTTCTGAGTGATGAACTGCGTGTTCAGCACCTTGGCGATGTCGAGCTTATCCGCGTTCGGATGGGGCTCCACTCGGGTTACTCGGACGATTTCAACAGGTGTGTCGCTCATAGTTCGCTCGCAAAAATGGGTTTCTTGTTGCCTTTGAGTTGCTCGTGATTGTCGATGATGTACTCCATCGCCTTCTCGAAGTGTGCGGGCTCCTCCGTGTCGAAGAGAGCCTCTTTCAAATCGACCGCCGCCAGCTTAGCCTTCTGCTTCGCCAAGAAGTCTGGGTCGGTCGCCATCTTAACGCACAAGTCGATGAATTGTGGGGCCGTAGTCGCAATCAAGTTGTCCAGGCCCACCCGCCGCAGCAACGCACTGGCAGCGAGGTTGTAGAAGCGGTCGCCCTCCAACGTCACCACCGGCTTGCCCAGGTAGAGGGCCTCTACCACCGTGTTGTAACCGCCGAAGGGATACGAGTTGATTGCGAAGTCGCCGTACTCAGCTTCCTCCATGTATTCCATGTACTCCTTGTCCGCGTGCAAGACGCCTGAGTCACCTAGAAGTCGCGACATGTCAGCGACGAACGGCAGGAAGGCGTTGTACCGATGCACTCCCCGGCTGGCGAAGATCGCGTACTCCAACTCGGGAGCTTGTTTCGTGATCTCGTTCAACACCCGCAGCATCGTGTAATTGTACTTGTCTGGACCCCAGACACAGTTGGCGACGACCTTATCCGTCTTCTTCTCCGGGAACTTCGCCTCATACCTTGGCCATGTCGGGACGCAACCCAAGCCGGGCAGGACGATGGGCGTTTCGGAGTAGTTCTTGTCCAGGTTGGCAAGGTCTTCCGTCTCCTCACCTACGACGAAGTAGTCGATCTCGCCGCCGAAGGTGCTGACGGGGTGGCCATATCCAGTGACTTGGATGGGAGCCAGCCGCATGTTGCTGAGCCAAACCGATTCGTCCGTCATCCCGATGTCGGGGAAGAACGCGAGTTGATAATCGTTGTCGCCTACGGCGTCGAGGTTGAGGTTGTTGATTCCACCATCCTGCCCCTGTAGCTGCGCCCGGTACACGTTGTCGAAGTAATCGGTCGCCAACGCTACTGGCTCGTGCATCCCGACATGCAGAAGGTCCATGCGGTACCGCTTGCGGAACCGGTCTAGGAAGGGGAAGTAACTCTTGTAGACCGCACTGTGATCGAACCACTTCGAGGTGACGATCAATATACTGTCCCTGGCGGGCGTGTTTGTGATCTGCAAGTTCACGTCCTGGAGCTTCTTCTTACACCCGGCGTTGATCTGCTCTTTCACCGGCCGATCATTCCGCCCTTTTCCGGCGAAGTAGGTGCAGGAGAAGTACGGCACCGACACACGATAGTCGGCTGGCACGTAGGCTGGATTCAGTTTTTCAAAGTGGTGTCGCAGGTTGGCTTGGTGGTGCGGCTTGACACAGCCAATGGTTGGCAGTGGGAAGGTGAAGTACCACAAAGACGCAAGGTTGGGCTGCAACTCGAAGAACTTATCGTAGTCAAGCTCCGTGTGATTTCGGGCCGAGTACAGGAAGAAAATCTTAACGATGTTGTCTTTCTGCGTTAGCACTTGCTTCAAGACCGAATCCGTCGTCTCGTAACTGGATAGTGCGACGAGATTCGCAAACAGGTGCGCCCGTGCCACAAACGTCGCTGCGTACTTCAGCGGGATTGTAAAATCAGGGTCGGAAACTACGGTGAAGATCGCACTCACCAGTTCATTGATCCGATCCCGTGCCGTCTGGTCCAGGCCCCGGAAATTGTTCCGCTGGAAGTACAGCAGAAGTTCCAAAATGGCTTCGCAAATCGCGGTATGCTGCCCGCGATCCAACAGGCGGTAGAGCTTTCGTCGGAAAGTCTTCGGCAGATCAGTGGGGTTCTCACTGATCGAAAACGGGGCTCGATTCGGCGTCTTCTTCTTACGCTTTTTCCTTGTCATAATCATCCTCTGCGTATTCTCTGATTGCGTCTCCGTCCACGACCAACACTTCTTTGATCGACGGGTGATCGCGTTTGATTTCAGCGTAGATGTCAGCGGCCCGCCACCGGGTCGTGATGACGATAGTGTCAACGGGGTTGCCCCACAGGTTGTTAGGTGCTTCGATCAACTGCCCCGTGCCGGGCACATAGCGACCGGCTTTACGATGGTCGGAGTCAATGACTCGACATTCCTTGATGCCACAGGCGTTGAGGAAGGCTGCACCCTTGCCGGTACCGCCCCAGAATGCCATTGACTCACGAGTGGATATGACGAACTTCAACATGTCGCGAATTTCCGTGCAGTCGAACTTCCGAGGAATATCTGCGAAGGCGTGCCGATCTGGCCGACCCGTCCAAACAATGACCTCATCGTTGTAACTCTTGTAGACATCGACCGTGAACCAACCGGCTGATTCCAGCATGGTGACGAAACTCGTCAACGTGAAGTTGCTGACGTGCTCGTACAGGAAGTCGCCAAACCTTCCGGCGGCAAGGGCTTTTTCAATGCACGGGACTTCGGCCAGGAACAGTGGGTGTGACTCGCGGGCATGGTAAGCCAACTCGGCGGCAAACTCGCGTGGTCGTTCCATGTGTTCCATCACATGGCGGCAGACAAGCACGTCGGGCTTCATCTTGGCGATGTCCCGCTCGGGGATGAAGTAATCGGCGTATGTCTCCAACCCGTCAGCGACACAGGACTCGTGTTCAATGCCCGGCTCAAATGCGATGCACCGGTTTAGCAGATCGACCTTTTGGAGATATTTCAGGAACATCCCGTCCCCCGCTCCGATGTCCACGACCGTCATGTCACTCACAAAATGATCGTTACACAGACGTTGCACAACGCCTTTGATATGGGCGTCCCAACCCAGACCGTTGTTGAACATCAGGTTGGAATCCTCTTCGTAAGGAATCCGTGCCACGTCAAAATCCACATTGAAAATGTGGCCACACATACGGCAGATATGGAAGTTCAGCGGGTACCGCACGGCCGCTTCCGACGCCGATTTACTGTATGGCAGGTTCAACGCAGCAAGGGGCTGCGGTTCAGGTTGATAAAACGGCTCCAGCATGTGCGAGCCACAAGCTATGCAAGTCATGTCTACTCCTCAAAAGGCCCCGGTAATCTCTCTGATGTCGTGTCACCACCGAAGCGGTCCAACACTTCGTCCATACTGATCGGTCGCCACTCTCCGGTGAGTCGGTGGATGTAGTCGATGCCTACGTCCATCGCCCGGCGACCGGGGAACATGGCGTTCAACTCATTCTCATACCCGCCGTGCGAGTGACCATACAGATGGATACCACCGTGATGCAGGCCATCCCACGACAATAGTGGGTAGTGGCACAGGTGAATCTTCACCCGATGCTCCCGCCCCGCAATACGAAACTTCCGATACAGCATATCGTTGAATGTCGAGCAAAAGCTGGCAAGGCTGGCTCGGTCGTGGTTGCCGCGCACAATGTGGAGTTGCCGTACATTCAGCCGGGCGCGGTAGTGACCGTACTTCGTCGCACGCCAGCCAAAGTCGCCCAGGAAGTAGAGCGTGTCATCCGGCCCGACCACGGCATTGATCCCGTCGATCAGGGCGGTGTCCATCGCCTCTACGCTGCCGAACGCCTCATCACGCTTCAACTGGTGCGTGAGGATGCCTTCGTGTCCGAAATGCCAATCTGCTGAAAACCAGATCACCCTAGCAGCCTCCGGTTACGGTCAATAATCTCTGCGATCTGTCTGAGGGTGTTGGTCGCGTCTTCTTCGAGCACCACGGCCCCTTCGAGCGACCCGTAGTGTTCCTCCAGGCACTCAAAGAGCAGTCGCTTGATAGCGACCTCATCAGGACCATACGGCAGGGAAGAATTCGCATAGACTCGCTCCAAGTGCCGCTCTTTGTCGGCGGCCCAGAGATACACGTCTTCCGCCGACATCTCGCCGCGACGAACCGCTTTAAGCTGTGCCTTATTCCGGCGCAGGTCAAGGTCGCCTTCCTCCAACAGTTGCTCCACCTCACTCAACAGGCGGATAAGGTGATAAGCAAATTTCGTGTCGTACCCGAACTCGGCAACAATGGCTTCCCGCTTGCTGCCGGGCTCTGGCGTCTTCGTCTTCATCTTGTGAAGCTGGTTGTAGGCGTACCCCTTGAACCGGTGCCACGCTCCCTTGTGCGGGAAGATATGCCGGGCGTCTCGCACCATGTTCGCTACCTTCGTGCTGTGCAGCACGCACTCTTGCGGCGTGTACAGCGATGACAGCATGTTGGGGTTGTTCTCCATGCACAGGTGGAAGTAGTGAACGATGTTGTAGACGTTCAGGTCGTAGGTCCGACCCCGGCCGCCCAGATCGGTTTCCACATGGACGTGGTGCTTCTGGTAGCAGACGAACTTCTGCTTCTGCCGCCCGAAGCCCTCGATCTGACCCGCAAGGTGCGGGAACACGATGTCCTTGGGCGGGACGCAGAAACCAACCGTGTCGAAGTCCGACATGTCGGTACTCACGCCGTAGGCCACCGAGCCCATGACGGTTTCGTACATCACGTTCGACACCAGCCACGAAGGCGGCGTGATAAGCTGCATCTTCGTCAGTCTGTCAACCACGCTTGGCATCAGTCATCTCCGAGTGAGAACAAGGCATTGAAGTAGGCGAAGACCGCCTCCTCCGCGTCTTGGTTACGTTCGCTGTCCATGAAGGCGGCGACATCAGCGTGGATTCCGAGAGCGAGAAGTTCATCAAAGCACCCGGTACAGATGTAACCGAACTTGGACGAATACCGTTCGCACATGACGCTTTCGCAACCGCGTCGGTGGCAGCCCATCACGCCCATCAGCACACACCTCTGCCGAAGAACTTCGCCGTGCGGGTCCGCGTATGGTAGCGACCGCAGATTGAATCCGCAGCATCGTCAATCGACATCAGCTTGAGGGGGCTCAGCTTGAACGGGCTCGCCGGGTTCATTGGGCTCAGCGGGTTCAGCGGGTTCAGGGGATCACTCAGGATGTCGTCATCGTCGCGATCCTGCACAGGGGCAGGGGTCGGTTCGTTCTGCTGTGGCCGTTCCGCACAGCCAAGGAACAGGATTGACAACAGGATCAACGCCACCACGATAAACAAAGCTCTCATGTCACTCTCCCAGGTTAATTGCTAGTTCGTTTACGCCGAGCAGGTCGCAAAGGTTGTCCATCAACCCTGCCTGCCGCAGCGTGACCTCTTCCAAAGCCAGCTTTTGCAGCAAGCCCTCTTCCTCGAAATGGACGCGAGTCCACTCCGACTCGCCGGGCTTCTTAAACGCGATCCGAAAGGCCGTGCCGTCTTCCAAAGCCTCTGCCAAATCCGCGTTGTGGCGGCTGGCCACGATAGCCTTATCGAGAATCTCAGCAAACGTCTGATTCCGTGCCAAGGCGTCTCCAAGCAGATTGTCAAAGGCCGCCTTCACCAGTTCCTCAACCGTCAAGGTCTTACCGCCAGCCGTGATAGTAGGTTCACTCATTCGCTTCTCCGATGTACTTCGATTCCATCCAGGGTTTCAGTTATGTAGAGGTTAGGGTCTTTCCGACCCCACGGGCTCCTCCACGCTTCTAAGTGGGCGTCCCTCTCCTCGGGGGTGAGTTCCGCATGGTCAAGCTGGAAGGTGATAGTGTCTGGCGTCTCGGTAACTGTGAACTCTCGGATCACCATTTCTCACCCTCTATCTTAATCATACCACACAAATCAGGTGATGTCAAGAAAATCTTGCGTTTTGTTGTAAATTGACATGAGAATTCCCGGATCGACCCCGGCGTCCAGGGCATTCTCCAGCAAATTCTGTGCCAAACGGCCGATCAGTTTCAGTTCATCTTCGGTGAAATCAGGCATTATTCAGGCTCCACTTGTTCCATGAGGGCTCGGCAAACAGGGACAATGATCTTTGCTTCAACGTCCATCTCGGTCGTGCAGTCATACTCGACCGCCGCGATGACTTCGCCGTCTTCGCCGTCCACTTTGATAGTGCAGCGTGTCTTGCAAGGGTCGTCGGGATGCGGGGCCAAGCTGATCCGCCCGTTGTGGCGGGCCAGGAAGTTCATACACTGGTACAAAGTTCCACAACTCATTTCTTCACTCCTTCTGTTAGGTAACGAATTGCCTTTTTCAGTATGTTTGGACTGTCTTTTGCGTGACCAAGCAAAGAATTGCAGCTACGACACAGTAAACCGCGTACCTCACCAGTTGTGTGGCAATGGTCCACATGAGGTGTACTTACAAAGAAGTCGCCGCAAATTGCACACTGGTCGTCTTGTTCATTTCGTAGCTGTTGATAGTCCTCAGGTGAAAGCCCGTAGTTTCTAATTACAGCTTGGAGATTTGAACAGACTTTGCACCAAGTATGTAAGCCTGATGTACTTAACCGATTTCTATGAAATTCAATGGCGGGTTTAGTCTGTTTGCAGCGGGAGCATTTGTGTGTCGCCACACTAACAGGGAAATTAGTGGCCTTACGGTAGGCTCTGCAACAGGTTTTACAGTAACCATTGATCCCGTCCTTCGCTGCGCGGTTTCTCCAAAACTCTTCGATGGGCTTTGTCTCCCGACACTTTGAACACCTCTTAGTCTTCGGCATCTTCGACCCCCAGCGTCGAGGTGACATCACCCATCGTCATCAGTTCCAGGCGGCGATTGTCTTTCAGAATATCACGAACCCGCTCGTCTGTCGGGAGGTGGATCAGGTCTACGATGGTCGCGCCCAAGTTCTCATCTGTCCCCATGCGGTGAATCCGATCTTCCGCCTGAACTCGCGATTCGGGATTGAAGTCGTTACTGTAGAAGACCGCCATGCGGCTCTCAGTCAGAGTCAGACCCATCCCGCCCGACATCGGGTGGGCAGCGAACACGACCCGTTGGTTATTGTGTACGTCGGCCCAGTACGCCAGCGGATCAGCCTGGTGCAGCGGTTTGCCATTCATGTCGTACACTTTCCAGCCACGACCGTCAACCCGCACGACCGCCCACTTCTGTTTCTGACAGAGCTTGACCACCCGGTCCAAAGACCCGGTGAAACCAGCGAACACCACCAGCCGACCCTGATCCTCATTCTCATCCAGCAGTTCGACCAGTGCCTTGTCTTTCGGGCAGGGGACTTCACGTACTGTTCGGACCTTGTGCGGAACTTCCGCCGTGCCGTCACAGGTTGGGCAATCGACCAACTGTTTCTCCAGCGTGTCCACGTACTCTTGATCCAGCATGTCTATCATCTCGAACGTGCGATCTGGATCGAGCGGGTCGCACCAAATCTGCGTCTTGCCGGGCGTGTCGCTCGCGGCACAAACGGGGCAGGGATCGGTGCCGTCGATTTCCTCGCGGTATTGGAAGCCGTCGCTAAGTTCGCGTAAGGACGTGAGGCCGGTGATCGCATTCGGGGCGATCTTGACAAGAGCCTTCGCTACGCGATTAGTTGTGGGCGAAGGCTCACAGCGTACCGTGCGATACTGCTTCTCAGGAAGGTCGAGGCAGTCTTTCTTATGAAGTACAAGTACGAGCCCTTCCAGACGCTCATGCAGATACGAGACTTCATTCTCGCTGGCTTCCCACTTGTGGTAGTCGTCGGCAAACAAGTCTGGGTTGTGCTGCTCCTCATCCGGGTACCCGCCACAGACGGCGCACTTAGCTTCGTCGTCCAACCATGTTACCCGCTGCCAGTGCTTACCTTGCGAAGTCTCCTTCTGCACGAAGACGCCGAGCCGCCATTCAAACGACTTCATATCGCCTTCCTTTAGGAAGCCGGGTGCGGCGATCTCACACTGACTCCACCAATCGACGGGCGACTTGGGCGACGGCGTGCCAGACATCTCAATCACAAAACCGTCGTTGCCGTAAGCCTCTCGGATTCCATCGGCAAGAGCTTGGGCCGCTTCCGACCGCTTCGCCCGGTGATTCTTCAAACGGCTGGACTCGTCAAAGATGACACCGTGCGGCGGCATCTCGCCGGGCACCCAGTTCTTCATCTTCGTTCGGAGGGCCTCATACGTCATCAACTTCAAGTCGATGCCGGTCAGACCCCACTTCTGAAATTCCCTCTCGACCGCTTTCAGACCGGACTTGGGGCCAACCCACCACCAGTCCGTCTGGCCCGACTTCTCCATGATCTCAATAGCGGACAGTGTTTTACCGGTACCCATCTCGGCCGCGAGGATGCAATACTGATAGGTAAGCCCGAAGTCCGACATCAGCCTTTGATGCTGACGGAGTGGGCGTTCATACTCGTGCTCCACGAGAGGCTTTTCCCACCGGGCGTAAGGATTCCTACCCTGCATAAAGTCAAGCTGGAACCGATTCCGTGTGCAATCTTTGACAGACCAGATTTTGCGTGGGTTGTTATCGTCGTACCCATGCCACCGAGAACCCGCCATCGACTTAATATCGTCCTTCAAGGCGAACGGGCTCTTGAGGAATTCGATGCGCCCTTTCACCGTTTGAATGGTGGTGGGCACCTTCTTCAAATTTCCAGCCCGCGTCTCAGTGATGAGGTAAATCGTTTCTGGCTCTGCCATCAGAAGTCTACTTTCAATCGGTTTGTGATTCCTGTAATGTCGTCAACAAGACGATACCGCAAGTCTCGAAGTCGTGGTCGGCCTTGGACGAAGTTCTTGGCCTTCTTGGCTTTCGTGAATTCTCTTGGCACCCCTTTGGCTGAGGCGATGACGGTCGGCACGTTATCCGGGAAAACAAGCAAGTACATATCTCAACCTTCCAGAAGCAGGAAGGTGCTATCAGGCTGATCGGCCATGCGAACTCCGTCAAACATCCCGCGCAGGCCCTCTTCAAGTAGCAGTCGGTACATCGAGTTGTAGGCTTGCCTGACCGTCAAGGCAGTGTTAGTCTGACAAGCTAGTGTGATCGCCCGCTGCCACTGAGCCAGGGTGCCGCACAGGATCGCTGCCTGAACTCCGCGTTGGAGGGATTCAGTCACTACGCTTTCAATCCCCCGCGCAGCTTCTAAGATGTCAACCATGTCTCGCTCGTCGGACGCGATTAGGAAGCCCACCTGGAAAAGACCTAAGTATGGGCGAGCGAACCGCACTGTTGCAGGGGCTCGTTCATCTTTGAACGCCGCGATGCACGCCAACTGATGAGCAAGCTCTTGTAGCGGGATGGAAGACGCATCAGCCTCTTTCGCCAAACCGTAGCCCAGCAGTTGCCGGGCCAGCGGTAGGAGGACGTTGAGGTCTACCTTGGGTTTCATCACTAAAGCTACGCCAGGAGTCATTCAGCGGCCTCATCTTCGTCAAGGTCGTCCGCAAGATTGCCAATCCACAGTGCGTCAAAATTCTGCATCGCTTCCTCTGGGAACTCGCCGTAGGCTTCGACGCCAGACTGTCCGAGAGCGCTGTCGGGGAGGTACTCCCTGTATGCTTCACCAGCGACACCATACGAGCAGACCCATCGCATCCCATCATGGTAGACGACTACCGGATACATTCTGCTCGGCCGGAATTGCTGCATTACCAGCCGCTTCTCATATTCAGCGGCGTCGGCCCTCGCACGGGCTTCCATGATCTGGAGTGTTTGCAGTGCTTGCTCCGTGGTCAAACTTTCAAGCAAGCCCATTGGCTGGGTCGCACCTTCAACTCGTTTGATCGGATCAGGGACGTAAGATTCAGACGTGTCCATCAGTCTTCCTCCTCAAATTTATCTACTGGTCTCGTGAATCCAGCCCATTCGGCTGCAAACCCAAGACCGATGAGAAAAGAAAGTGCCGCGCCAATACAGAACAGGACGCTGGCACTGTCATTTATACCGAGCATGGCCCCGTACACGCAGCCCAGGCCCATTGCATAGGTGCTCAGGATACAGAAAAGTTTCTTCATCGTATTTCTCCTAAAGGGTTAGCAGCGCGACGGGGAATTGAACCCCGGTGACGGGCCTGAAAAACCCGCGTCCTAGTCCACTAGACGACCGAGCCATATACTACTCCTTGCTCAATCTGTCGGCTTCTTCTTGCAAGTCTTCAACACGCTCAATCAGAAAGTCAATCTCCTCTTGCAAGTCTTTGACTCGGTTCCTCTCCTCTGTGATCGTGTTTGCCGCCAACAATGCGAAAACGCTGAAGGACAGGACGATGGCAATGACAGCGCCGTAAAAGGTCTTCATCTGAAACCTCCAAAGAAAGAAAGTGGGAGGCGGGTCGCCATCGCCCGCCTCCCCGAGACTACAAGATTAGCGGGCACGGCGCTTCGTCGCCTTGGCCTCTTCCTCAGTCACGTTCTGCACGCCGTTGTCCTTAACAGCGACAAACTTCTCCATCTCTTCCCGAATCGCTTCGAGTTCCGGGAGATTGGTGAAGGGTTCAGAACACTTGCTCACCACCGGCACATGCCAGCCCCAAGAGCCGCTCTTAGCATAGCGGGCTTTCAAGGTGCAGGGCAGAGGTCCGTGCGGCTCCGTTCCAGTCCGTTCAGCCTTTTCCTTGCTGACCGGAAGGAACTTAATCAAGTTGCCAGACTCGGCTCGGGCCGACTTGCTGCTCATAAAGAACTCAAGGAACTGGCCCGTCGCACGCTCAATGACAAGGAAGGAAGGCCCCCAGACGCAGCCACTATCAGATGTGGCCGACCGAGCCTTGATGTCTTTGAAGGCGTCACTGTCCATATCATAGACAGCAACAACGGCATCCCGATCCGACATGTCCAAAGCCTTGGGCCGGACACACAGGGGGATGATGTCGATCTCAGGTCCGAGATCGTCAATCTCTTCGCCGCCGGTCAGAGGAATGCCGTAATGGCCCGGCTTGATCTTGCCGGTGTCAACGTACTTTCCCTTCGTGACCAACTGGATACGCTGTAGAAAGTCAGAACCTTTGGACAACTCTTGAAGCTGGCCGTCCGTTACGAGTTCTGTACTAGGAAGAGATTCAAGGTTCAGGGGTACCAAATCGTTACTCATTCGTCTTCTCCAAGATTAGGGTGTAGGGTTTCTTGATTTTGCTTTCTCAGTTTTTGCAATGCGCGGCGCTCTTTCCGTCTCCTCTCTGCTGCGCGGGTTTCAATTTTGTGTCGATCTTCGATCATCCGTTGTTGATCGACTAAACCATCAGGGTCCATGTGCAGCAGCCATGCCATACATGCGTTCCAACCATCCATAGCGGTTTCCGCCTCAGTCTTCAACAATGTAGGACCGGCGGCGGTCGGCTCCTTAAATTCTGCACGAATCTCCGACATCTTACGGAGATACGGGACAGGTTTCGGCTGATTGACTCGGTGACTGTCGATGTACTCATTCCGTGAATCCTCCCGAATCTGTTTCAGTAATGCTGTTACGTATCCAGTGAACTCTATACATCCCCACGTCTTAGCCAGTTCAGTCACTTGATCTTGATAGCTAAACGGTAACTTAGCTAGGCAGGCGGCGGCTGTTACGGATAATTCGCCCCGGCTGACCATCTTCTTATGCACGGGCCGCAATTTGTTCATCCGAAGTATGTCCGCTATCCATGAAGGACTTTTGTGGACAAGCCGACTCAGTTGGGTGAGGGTCATGCCGGGATTAAGGTGCAAAATCTGTGCCAACCGCTCTGCAAATTGTACCGGCGTGGTGTCTGGTCGAATCCCATTTGTTTCAAGCTGCACAACGAGAACATCGTCGTCGGATACCTCTCTAATAGTGCAGGCGATGGTGGCCAGACCCAACTGCTTGCAGCAGGTGTATCGCCAGTTACCTTCTATGACTTCATACTCGCCATTGGCCAGCGGTCGAACAAGGATGGGTTGAAACAATCCTCGATCCCGAATTGAATCCAGCATCTCCGCGTACTCTACACTGTCTGTCCGCACGGGACGGAGTAGGTATTTGGGCGACCGGATCAGATCAATATCAATGTGTGCCAAGTTCATGTTGAAGTCCCTCTCCCTCTCTACTTCTATATTACGCCAAAATCGAAATCTCGGCAATGAAATCTGGAAATTTTCCAAAGTTTCCTCAGAAGAGGGGTATCTACCTCTGTGCAGGTAGACATAAACTACCTTATAGAGGGGGCAGACTGTTGACGAGTTTTCGTTCATCAACTCAACTTCTGTACACTACAGGAGCGGGCAAACCCTTTGTATAAAGGGGTTTGCGGAAATCTGTGATGAAACGCTGTGATGACGACCAGATATTCTCCTTGGGATTTTTGCATGAAGTTTTTTCTCTGGGGATTTTTCTGAAGTCGTTTATCACAACTTTATCACAACCGAGCGATGAAATGTTCAATAGTAAGTGAGTTATTGCAAAAAGCACTCTTACACACCCCTCAAAGGTGTGTTGATAAGGTGTTGATGAAGTGTTGATGAACGCCTGAAAGTGTTGATTAACGGTAGTACAATCGAATACCTCCTCAGAGGTATACATGAAAAAATTTCCAGATTCCATTGCCGAGATTTCGATTTTGGCGTAATATAGAAGTAGAAGGGCAGAGCGTTACCTTACCATCTGATTCGGAGGCACCTATGAGACTGCTGGGAAAAGTTCTACTTGCCTTGACACTATTAGTGGGCTCAGCAACGGCTGGGGAGATAGTGGTTAAGGTTGAGGCCGATGTAACGGCCATCGACACGCAGAGAAGCGGTGTCTACACCGCTGGCGATTGGACCTACTCGTATATACGGACACCGTACAAAGGGCGCAGAGAAGGGCGCTGGGGCGTCCTTACCTATAAGGGGAAGGCTCTTGGCTACAGTGCTAAGTTGAATGACTGGCACACGACGCCTTGGGGACCATTATATTGGTGGGGCGTTAATCCCTTCCCGGTAAGCGGTCGTCACCTCTTCATGCCTGAGCCAAATGAAGGGCTCCCTATGGGCAAACGATTGAATCCTGAGACGGACGTATATAATAAGGAATAACATGGCGACGATCCTAGAAGCGTTTGACACCTATTACCGCAACGAAATTCTCCCGCTCCATAACAACCCAGAGTTTTTCAACCGCTGGTTGGACAACTTGGCCGACCTGGAGACGCAGTTGCTCGTCTCGCCAGAAGGCGGCTACCCGGAGGAGGGTAAGAAGAACGTATGGACTGACGGGTCGGAGACATGGTACAACATCCGTTGGCCAAAGAACGCGATGAACGAGCCTTACTGGAAGGACCGCGAGTTGAACTTCCTTCTGGAAAAGCACTGGCTCGCTGTGGGCACGACATGGTGGAACTGGCAAGCACGGGAGTCCGTGGGTTGCGGCTTTGACTTTGACGACATTTCTTCGCACGCTGCTGGGGTCGGGGTTTCCGATCTACAGCTTGAGGAGATTCGGCAACGTGCGTGTGATTTGGACTACGTGGAAGTCTTGCGGTCAACAGGTGGGAAGGGCTTGCACCTCTACATCTGGTTTGATGAGGCGAACAGGCCGCTCACAGAGAATCACACTGAGCACGCCGCTATCGCCCGCTCCATGCTTGGTAAGCTGAGTACGGATGCGGAGTTTGATTTTGGTAGTCACCTTGACGTGTGCGGCGGAAACATGTGGGTCGCCGGGCAGAAAATGTTCGGCACACAGGGATTCGAGTGCCTTAAAAAGGCGGCCCGCCTTCTTACTGCGGACGACATCCCACCCAACTGGAGGGATCATCTTGCAGTAGTCAGAGGGAAGACCGCGAAGGTACGGGTTGTCGGGGTCAACGACAGCGGCCAGGAGATTGACGATCAAGACCCGTTGGCCGAATTGACGACGGCACACCCGAAGGTACCACTGGACAAGGACCACAAGGCTATCATTTCCGACTTGGAGATGACTGGGTACTCGTGCGTTTGGATTCCCGACCACTCGCTACTGCAAACCCACACCTGCGCTTTGAAACAGGTCTACGAACAGCGGCAAGAGGCTGGGGAACCACTGCTTGGGTTCTTCGACACAATCTCTCCCGGTACCGATCAAGGTAAGCCCAACTGTTTCTGTATCCCGAAACGCAACGGCTCCTTCATGGTATTCCGCTTTGGACAAGGGTCCGTCGAACACGATCTGTGGTCGCAAGACCGCCAGGGGTGGACGTGGTGCCACTATAACAAACAACCTGTATTGGCTGAGGCAGCGACCGCGCTGGGCGGGGCCGAGTTGGAGAACAACAAGGGCTACCGTTTCACCGACGTTGAAAATGCCAAAGCCGTCCTGGACGCCTTGGGCTCCAAGCTAATTCTACCGCCGAGTAACAGCTATGCGGAGCGGAGCACAACGCTGCGCAAGAACAAGGACGGGCGGTTGGTCGTGGAGCTTGAGAGACGTGACAGTGACTCCGGCTTTGAAGGGTGGGACGGTCAGAAGAAGAACAAGTGGATTAAAGTGTTCAACATCATGGTGGACGCTTCCTGCGAAGAGGATGACTACACCCGCTACGACACGTTGATCCGTTCATGTAGGACTCCATCTAATGCCGACTCTGGCTGGCGAATCTGTGTACGTGGTGGTGACTGGATCAAACACCCGCGAGAGAATGTGACCAGCGTGCTGAATCTAGCCGCCCCTCCCGACATCCCGCCGCAGAAGATCATGGGGCAGGCTGTCCTTAATCAGTGGTTGATGGTCTGCAAGCCGTTCCATGAGGAGTACCCTGGCGGTCGGCAATGGAATCTCGGGGCTCCGCAATTGGTGTATGACCCCGCCCGCTTGGACGACGAAGAGGAGCCTTACCACCCGCACTGGGACAGGGTTCTCGACCACTGTGGCGAGGATTTGGACCCGGTTGTCAAAGAGACTGCGTGGTGCAAGAACTGGGGAATTTTCAGCGGTCGTGACTATCTGACTGCGTGGATTTCCTCGCTCATCCAAGAGCCGTTTGAACCGCTCCCGTACCTGTTCATGTACGGGCCGCAAGAGTCGGGTAAGTCCATCTTCCACGAAGCCATCAGCCTGTTGATGACGGCTGGCGTGGTTGGGGCCGACCGTGCGTTGACCAGTTCCAGCGACTTCAACGGTGAGCTTGCCAATGCCGTGCTGGGCGTGATTGACGAAGTGAATATCGCAGCCGCCGGGCCATCCGTCTACAATAAGATCAAGGAATGGACGACCGCCCAGTATCTCAGCATCCGGCCGATGTACCAGCAGACCTACCAGCAGCGGAACTGTCTGCACTTTGTCCAGACGGCCAACTATCGCGATAACTGCCCGATCTTCCCTGGCGACACGCGGATCACCGCCATGTACGTCGCCCCGCTGATCGAGGAGATTCCTAAGCCCATCCTGATCCGAGCGTTGGAGGAAGAGGCACCTCACTTCTTGGCTACGGCCCTTAGCCTCTCACTTCCGGCCTCTAACTCGCGTCTGCGACTGCCTGTTTTGAACACGGCTGGCAAGGACATGGCGGCTGAGTCTAACAAGAATCCGTTGGAGGAGTTCATCGCGGAGCATTGCTATCCGGTCATTGGTGAGAAGGTGATGTTCAAGAGCTTCTATGAGAGCTTTGTCGAGACGCTGTCGCCGTTCGAGAAGGCCAGTTGGACTAAGCGGAAAATCCGGCAGAACATCCCGGATGAGTTTCCAATCGGCATCGCGTCTGGCGGGCAACTTCACATTGGAAACATGAGCTTCACCGACCGGGAGCCGGAGCCGAACGCCCGGCCATTCAAAGTCAAAGGTCGTCTTCTGAGCGTTGAGGAAGACTGACATGTACAAGATCACCATCTCTCGAAGCGTTGAACGTGAGGGCTCGGTAGTTTTGGCAACACAAGTCGCCGTCTTGTACAAACCGGAGATTCCAGATGACATAGATGACATCGTTGACGACTACGACGGTGATTTCTATGAGATTGAGTACCCCGATGAAGGAGATTACGATGAGTGAGAAGTTGGAGTTTGCAGTAGGTGATGTCAACAGTAAGGAACGTGGCACCGGCGCACGGGCGAACACAGGGAAGATTTCCTTCTCTCTGGTGCCTATTCATTTGCTGGCGGGAGCGGCTCGCGTATTCATGGGCGGCCTGCTGAAATACTCAGCCTTCAACTGGGCTCGCGGCATGGCGTGGTCCGTGTGTTATGACAGCTACATGCGTCACTGGATCAAGTGGTGGTGGATGGGCGAAGATTTTGATACGGAGTCGGGCGAGCATCATCTTGACCACTGTATTGCCAATCTACTCTTCCTGCGACACTACGTTGATTCCTACCCAGAGGGGGACGACCGCCCGTGCCAGGATTTGACTGAGTTCCGTCAATCGTTTGACCACTTTGTCAAGACATTCGACCGCGATGAATACTTGCAACGTAACCCCGAAATTGCTGAGAAGGTGAAGAACGATGGCTAACAAAGAGACAGTACGACGTTTCATTGCAGCGGCCGTGTGCGATTTCGTGGGCCATCTGGACAGCTTAGATAGCCCCATTATCGTGGGCGGCTCATACCCGAAGGACCGGCTTATCGAGCAATTACAACGCTGGTGCGAGTCACGAAACTTCAACGTGGCCGACGCCGACGCTGTGGGCTGGACGGTAGCCTGCCAAACGGGGTCATTAAAGACGCCCGGCCCTATGCCTGCAAAAGAAGGAGAGACTGATGCCAGCACCTAATAGCCTAATCAACATGGATGGTCACATGCTAGTGGCTGTCGATGTGGAGACAACGGGGAGAGTCTCGGGATACCACGAGATGATTCAGATTGCAGTCGTCCCGCTTACCAGCGACATCAAGCCCGTGCCAGACATCAACCCCTTCTATATGGAAATCGCCCCGGAATACCCGGAGCGTTGTGAATCAAATGCGGCGACTGTGCATGGGTTGGACATTGCGGATTTGATGCACTCCGCACCGGATGCTTGGAAGATTGCGGACCTGTTTGATGAATGGTTTGAAAATCTCAACCTGCCGTTTAATCGGCGTCTGATCCCGCTGGCTCATAACTGGGCTTTTGAGCGGGGCTTTCTCGTACACTGGTTGGGGATTGAATCGTTCAATCAGTTCTTCCACTTCCACCCGCGAGACACCATGCTGTTCGCTCTGAGTATCAATGACGCTGCGACCTATCGCGGGTTGAAGACTCCTTTCCCGTATGTGGGCCTCGCAGCGATGTGCAAACGCTTTGGTATTGATCGCGGGAAGGCACACGATGCTTTGTGCGATGCCCTCGCAACAGCCAAGCTGTACAAAACGATGCTCGACACTTTCGCCCGGTGATTTCAACGGGCGTGCCCCTGGGCTTTGCGGTCCTTTCGCTTCCCCGCCCGTGGCATCTTTGATATTGTGGTGCGGCAGCTACCACTGACGACTACATTTCTGGTACGGCGGTTTCCCCGCCGTCCACCCTTCCCTGCGCAACATCCCATTGTCTCTCTCCTATTTGAATAGGCCGGTGTACGACTATCGCGGCGGTTGAGTAGGCACCCGCTTGCCGACAACGACGGCCTTCTACCAAAAATCTCTCGGACAGTGCTCGGTCGCCATGCGAGCTTTGTTAAGCAGGGCTTTGCCAACTGGCGTGACCTTACACCCGCAACCCTTGCAGCGTTTGGCTGGCTTATCGTACCAGTCGCATCGCAGGCAGTAGTTTGCGTGAATCTTCCGCACCTCATCGTCCGTGCGAGTGGGACGCCCGGCCCCAATCCATTTCTTCACAGCGGACCAGTAGTTCTTCGCTTGAACCGCCAGGGCTGGCGTCTCTGGAATCTCCGGCTTTAGCGTGCCGCCTAATTCGGCCACTTCACCGTTGCATTGCTCACACCCGGCCGGATCAACTTTCTTGTTGGAGGCTAGGCAGAAGGCCCGCACTTGCAGCGACCCATCTGGCTTCAAGTCATCATTAAAGGCCCGGTAGGGGCAGGGAAACCACACCGAGTCGAACGCCCAAGGATTATCCACCTGCCGGGTGTAGCCTTCAGGGCACTCCGGCGGATCAGCCTCGACGGGCTCGTATGTAATCACCGCATCAGGGCCGTATGTCGGTTGCTTATAGACTGGGGCAGGCGGCGGCTTGGGACTGCACTTGGCGACACCGACAACGACTTGACGGAGCACACATGTCTCGCACGTCGATTCATCTACCGCTTGCTTGTAGGTGTCGGCCGCACCGTGGGCACAGCGGAATAGCTCGTGCTTTGTCCCGTCTATTTCTGTCCGCACTACGGCCCGTCGTTTCTGACACTGTAACATTACCATAGCTCCAGGGGACAGTGATGGTTGGCGTACTTGACGTAATCGTCAACAGGTATCCGCACCCCGCAGTGACACCCGTGACAAATCTTGTCTTCGGAGTGGCAGTGTTTACACTTGAAGCAGTATGTCTCCAAGATTCGCAACTGTGCTGCCAGAGTACGCTGCTCAAGAATGTTACCGCCCCGCATCTCCTGCATGTGGGCATGGAGATGCTGCGCCTCCCGATCAAGCTCCTCTCGCAGACGGCACTCTTTGCAGATCATTTCGCTGACAATGCTGTGGCATCGGGTGGCCTTGATATTTCTACAGGCCGACACCGATACCCCACTGTTGTTGTCAACCATCATTTCCTGATGCTTGCAGATTAAACTACTCATTCTCTCTCTCCCTTAAACATCCTTCGGCTCATATTCCACATAGGGAACATCTGGAGTCCCTGGAGGGGACTCGCAAGTCTCATCGGGATTCTCTGGGTCCGCGATGGCTTTGGGGCTGCTGACCATGTACGGCGCGGTTTGGCCGCAATAATAGCCGCAACCATCCATCAAACCTTGAATCTCAGCTTTCATCTGGGACTCAAACAACGTGGCCGCATACATCTCGCTGAAGGAGTGACACTTTTGCGTCAGTCCACTGATACAGGGACCACCACCCTCATCACACCAACAAGGACCGCCCGCACACCCGCCGAGAATCTTACCTGATGTCACGGAGGAGGGGGTCGTGTAAGTGACAGTCACGTCGTATACACAACCTGAACCAGTCTGCGGGCCGCCGCAGCCATCTCGCTCAGGCTTGGTGTCTTCTTCTGCCTCGCGCTCATCGTCTTGATCTGGCCAGTTTACCGTGAAACCACCCCGCTTCAAAAGATCGCGATGATTTCTCTGGGCAAGCTCCAAGGCTCTAAACTCAGGTGCTTCGAGACGTACATCTATCGACCCCTCTTCAAAGCCAGAAATCTCGCAATCGACGGAGGGGAGGGAGTCGTCTAGATCGGAGGGGTAACGGTCGCCAGTGGACTGCTCCACGAAATTCTCATCGGCTGAGGCGTCCCCGCCGGACAGGATGTGTGCCAGCGGCGGCGTGATATTGAAATCATAACCGGGGTTCGCCCACTGCTGCTCTCCGTCTACCGGCCAGATAGTATTGGCAGGTTGGTTTGCGGGCCAAGCCAGTGGGAATGGAGTCGTCGTACCAGCCCTAACCGGGGTCCAGGCTTGAAAGTGGACCGTGTTATTTTCGTTGTTGAACTGGGCTTCCGTAACGATGCACTTCACTGGACTGGCTGAGAATTGGGGCAAGTCCAAAGTAATGCAATCGAAAAGGTCAATGTCCAGATGTTTGATGGACGTGTCAAACTCAACATACTTCCACGTATGCGAATCTCGAATCAACCAGAATGTAGCCGACTTCAAGATCGTACCATACGTGTTCTGCGTGTAGTAATCATACGTCTCCTCATGCACCCCGTACTTCGGAATGTTGTACTTCAGCATGATGGTCTGTTCAACTTCGTTACCCTTCTCCACTGGCACCTCACTCGCCTGCCAGTTGACCACCGACTTGGTAATCAAATCCTCAGAAGGGGTGAGCGAGACACGGAAGGTCTGGGTTAAGATGTCACTCCCGGTGATAGTCCGAACTGACGAAGGCTCCTCGGACAGATACTTGATGAACATCACGCCATTGCGGATATACACCGCGCAGCGAGTTTGGTAAGCGATGTCTTGAATCAGGGCCAACACATTCTTCCGCGTCTTTAGAGCGAAGTTGGTCGGGTAGTTCGTCATACTGGTGTGGACAGAAGTAAACGACGTGGAATCAATCGTGAGGCTTGTATATTTCTCAACAAGCCACTGGATGATGTCCACCGGATTTGGGCCGATGTCAGATGTAAACGACACGTAGAGTTCATCACTCCAAGTCTCGTCCCGCTGACTCAGTTTTCGGTCCATCCCGATTTCGATCACAGTGTAGCCATCGTAGTTTGTCTCATAGATGGTGTAATAGTCGGACGGAACCTCAAGCAAAAGCTCCCGCCCACCCGGCTGCGTCTTATAGGCAGCGACGTTATTGACGACCCCTGGCAGAAGACTGACGATGTGCAGTATCTCCCCTTCATCCTCAAGGAAGACCTCAGTTCCCGGCGGAATCCAAAAGAAGCTAGACTCCGGCATTGCGTCAAAAGCAGCCTGCGCCTCATGCGGCCCTCCAACCATGCCCGGCCGCCTCTCGGTCGTACCGCCCTCAATACAAGCCCCCAGATTTGGACTCCTCGGATCAGGTGTGTACACTGATCCCGCATCCGAACGTGTCCAGTGGTCACGTCCCTCTAATTGATCGCGAACATCATCTTCTGTAGTGAACCAGTTGACGGTGATAAGCCCACGGTGACGTTCTTCAATGTTTCGACAAGGGATTAGGGTGATGTCATCAATTTCAGGGTGCAGCCTCTCAACAACGCTGAAAGTATTACCACTGAAGCTACCTGTGAATTTCGCGCCGTTGATATTCAACGTAATTCGCTGACCCTGCGGGAAGTTCACCCCACCGTCAATTACAAGCTGACTGTGTTCGTAAGAGAGTTGCTGCTTCAGCAGATTCTCCAGTTGGCAGACGATTTCCCAACGCTCGTCGGCGCAGTCATAGTCTGGCGCAAAGACTGGCACCACCGATGCCTCGGGGCCAGGGGCGGCGACGATGCTGTGAATTCTAAGCTCATTGCCCGTGTAGATTGCCGGGCATTGCAATTCGCGAGCTTGGCAGATTCGGTTCCAAAGCGTGAAGTCGTGGATACCAGTGCCAGTGGTTGTGTATCCTCGCTGAGGGGATCGCACTTGCACCGTCTCCATGTTGCAGACCTCACCAAACACGAGCGGCCATTCTTTTCCCAATGCTTCGGCAGGGATGTTGAGAAAGTCGCCCTCTTCCATTGAGAAGCCAACTTCAGCATCTTCCTGGCGGGTGAGCACGTCGAAGCTGAGCGTTCTGTCACCCTCATTCCAAATCACGGGGCTGCTCACCTCACCTCGGAACAATAAGAACCGGTGGTCGGGCGTTAAACCTTGAAAGCCTTGATAGACCCAGACGGGACGCTTGTGAACGTCATTCGCGTCCAGCAGCGTTTTCAAATGGCCGTCCGTATCATCCAGCGTGATGTTGATAGATTGTGAGTCGCCCGACCCGTCAACCTGCATCGCCATATCGAAATCCCCCACCTGGAGGATCGTGGGATATGGATAATCTGCGCCAGAGATGCGTTGATCGGAGTACGCCACCATCGGCCCGTCATCGACCCATTGAACTTCGACAATGAGGATGGGTTCGGTCCCGTGACTCGTTTGCAGATAAGATAGAACGTCAGCAGGTACGTCTCGCATTAGTCTCTCTCCTCGAATTCCAGGGTGATGTCCATAGTTTCCCCGCCGGGGAAGCCTACGGCTCGACCACTGCCTGCCATTTCAAATGGGTTGTTCATTAGATAGCCGACCCATACGTCATCATTGTGGTCGGTAATCTGCAATGGCATTCGTTGGTAGACTTTGAGAAAAGCCCGAAGTTCCAGGGCCTTATTTCTAGCCAGCCGAAAGTCCCATTGAAATCTCTTTCGCCCATCGCGTCCGTGGACGTAGGTGTACTGGGCACCGTTCATTGCTCGCAACACTTGCATCGTTGAGGTGAGTGCGACAGAGTCGCTCCAGTTGGGCGACGGCATCTCGACCGTTATTTGCAACGACGGGTAAGGGGCTCTGATATAAAACATTTCGCTCTCCCAAGGAACGTCAAGCCAACACTGCCACAACCGAACTCGTCAGATTGAGAGTCGATCCAGACGGCATCTCCTCTAGCAACACGCCTTCAAATTCAAGGCCGATGGTCCAACTGCGGCCACATGCCCCGCCACTATCTTGCACCGCACTCTCCGTGGGCGTAGTGATGATTCCAACCCACTGCCGTCCTTCCCAGTCGATTAACCCAACCTCTTTCCCAAGATAGTTCTTGAGGAAGTCTTGGAGATCGTCCACTTCTGTCTTCTTCAAGCCGGAGAAACTCAGGACGAGCGTATTCACCTGCGGCCATGTGGGGTCGGCAAATACGATGAGCTTACCACCGCGAGTCTCCCGATTGATTCGAGTGAATCCCAACCTCTCACGATTATCCAGGTTTGGAGCCCGCAGTTCCACCGTGTCAGTCGGTGCGCCAATTCCTGGGTAGAGAAATTGAAAGCGTTCACCCGCAGGTAAGCCTTGTACGAAGGGTTCTTCCGAGTCTGGAGGCGTAGGGTTGCCCGACGCCGTACTCTCACCAATATAAGGTGTATAGGATTTCTTGCCACACGGGTCTACCACATGGTAGGTCAAAGAATGACCAATATCCAAATCCTGGGTGATCGACCGCGACCAATCGGCTGCCAGCACCACATTCTGTTGGAAATCAATCGCTCCCACCTCCAAGCCACGGGTCTTTCCGTAGTTGGTTGACTGTGCGAGGTTGAGCGTCGAAGTTGGCGTCTCACTTCGGTACGCTTCTTGTGTGAACGTGATGTTCGAGGTCACTGATTCCTCAAAAGGTCGCCCCGCCCAGTGTTGGAATAGAATCTCGTGCGAAGCCGACAAGTTCTTCTCGGAATTAGGATACGCAGCGTCACTGTTGAGATTCATTACTGAAGTGACGAACAGGTAGTGCGGGGCAACTACCCCCACTGTCTGTGTCAGGTTCATCTGCGAATCGGTGACTTGCAGAAGTCCGCTAGTGACTACCTCTTGTGTGAAGTTAAGCGTACTGGAGAGTACCGCACTTTCGCCAATTCCTAAAACTTCCAATCCTTGGCTTGCCAACGACATGTTGGATGAAAGGCTAAGCTCTTGTGTACGACTCAATACTTGGGTGAAGTTGATGGTACTACTTAACGACTCTGTCAGATTGAGCTTACCCGTAGCATTGTGCGTCAAAGCCATATTTGACGTAGCATAAACCGGTTGCTCGTTGACATGCCCATCTTGCGTCAGAGCCATGTTTGAAGTGAGTGACTCCTCAAACACGCTGGCCGTCTCAGCAAGCACCTCCACGTACTGACGAGCAAGCCGCGCCTCGCCACCACCGGTGCCTAATACTTCGCCATATTGCCTTGTAACTCGAAGTGTCATTAGCCTACCTTCACACCAGCTTGGAGATTGTTGACATCAGAAGTCGTCCACGCATTCGTTGTCACTGGGTTTTCTTCCAACAACCGACTCAAGGCCACCCAATCATCGGTGGCCACAACCTGCCCCGAGTCTGCATCTTCGGTGGTGCTATGTTTTACGACGGTTTCAATGGTCCAGTTATTAGGCTCAGTCGTGATGAATTCGGAAACCACGTTTACCGCAATGGGGTCAGCAATGTTTACAACAGGCAGACTCTCATACTCATAGAGGTCAGTGTTGTTAGTAGTTGTGTCCTCCACATACTCTGCCGAATTCTGCTCATCTTCATCTACCAGAGTATAGTGAGTGTTCCCAGTGCTCGTCGTCCAATCCGAAGAATCGCCATCGGCGTTTGGACTCAGTGTGACGACGCGGATATTAGGCCCGATAAAATCGTTGTTCTCGCTACCCGTGCCGTCACAGATGTAGAGATCATCAATTTGGGCCGAATAGTCATCGCCAGTGCTAACAACACCATTGAATCGAACTACGCTGTGGTAGTTATCCGTGCCATACTTTGTGTCAACGCTTGTGGCCGAAAGCACGTCCACCCCGTCAATCCGCATCTCATACGTTCCTGCGGAATCATGGCAGTAGACTTTGAGTTCAAAGTAGTGCCATGCATTCTCGGTGACAATCGAGTTCGCAGTCGAACCCAGCAGCGTCGGACCCCGATACAGATGGATGGCCTCATTAGCATCAATAGTCGCCCAGATGCCACCTGTCGTGTCATTTTGAGCGTTGGTCGCTGACCGCATTTGAATAAATTCACCCGTCCCATGAGAGGACGGAATTTTCAAGGCGAAGCCAACAATTAACGTACTGTCCGTCGTCAAGTGAGGCGTTTGAATCCAAGCGTTTGCGTCCCAGGCCACGGTGATAGCATAATCGCCCCATCGCCCAGTCTTGACAAAGGCACGATTTTGCCGCTGCTGCCAACGAGTCCGCATGATACCCAGAGGCGCAGCTTGCGACCCTGTGGTCGTTCCGTACTTATCAAACCCATCCATAAAGAGCAAGGCCATTATCCAACCTCCACGCCCATCTCGACACTATTAACCCCACTCTGCGTCCAAGAGTTAGATGTGTCTGGGTCTACTGTCATCAGTCTATCGGTTACGAGATACGATGTGCTGCTGATGGTGCCTGCATTGGCAGTGTACTCTGTGCCGCCAGATTTGACAACAGTTGTCAAATCGTAGGTATTCGCGTCCGTCACCCGCACGTCAGTAAGGAGACAGAGGGCGTCGATACTATCAATGGTCGTCAGAGCTTCGTAAGTCCACCTATCTTGGTTGGTGCTGACGGTATCTTCAACGTAGTTCGTATCGTCGTCCGGTGCGTCGAGATCATCGACCAGTGTGTAGTGCGTATTACCACTGCTGGTCGTCCAATCAACTGTGGCCGTATCGCCATCGGGCTTGAGAGCAACGATCCGCCGCTGCGTGATGAAGTCATTGTAGTCAGACCCGCTACCATCCATGACGATGAAATCGTCAAATCTTGGTGTCTTGATAGTGGAGATCGTAAGACCCTCCAGCATGACTTGATCGTAGTAGGCCAGATTCTCTTGGGTATCCACACCGCTGCCAGAGCAAACCGTGTTGCCATCGACCTTTAGCTCATACGAGCCGGTGGTATTGTCGCACACGACTTTGAATTCAATCCAGTGCCACCGCTTGAAGTTGATGACGCTGAGATTCGACCTCTCCAGCACGGTCGCGCCGCGAGTCACGATTATCTCGCCCGCATTCGAGCAGGATAGCTTCATACCTTCCGTCCCGCTACTTATCAGCGTGCAGAAGTACCCAACCCCCACCTCATTGCCTGGCCACTTCAAAGCGAAACAAACAATCAAGGTATCATCCGTGGTCAAAGACGGGGTTGTGAAATCGCAATTGAAATACTCCGGCTGAATTGCCCAGCCCGAACCCCAACGACCATCGTCCTTAACCTCATGGAGGTTATTGACGGAGTAGCGTCGTCCGAGAATCGACTGCACCCGTTCATTGTTGGTATCGCCGTAGGCTTCAAAGCCATCCATCCACAGTAGAGCCATCGTAGCACCTTGTCTTAAAAAGAGCCCTGGCGCGAGAAATCCCGCGCCAAGGCTCACCGAGGGAGAGACTCAACCACTGACCGTGTAGGTAATCTTCAACACGTCGGACGTGGCAACCGTAATGGACGAACTGAAGAGAGCAGTTGCCCAAAGTTTGCCAGACGAGCCACTGGTAACGTCACAGACAAGGATGCCGCGAACCGCCCCGCCAGCCGTCATGGTGAAGTCCACCGTAGAACTATTCGTCACGGAGCGACTCGAAGCCGCACCAACTGTCCACGTTTGCCGCGTACCGGAGTAACTGGCAAACTCAGACCAACCCGAGTGCGAAGCCAGCGTATCCGAGTCGGCCACGCCGGTATACCCCGAGTTGTCGATCAGGCCGATATACCAAGTAGCACTTTGAGTGCCACTGTTGAACATATCGTCCAAAATCTTGTTCAAACCTTCGTCGGTGATCCCGTTGGGAACTCGGTACAGACCGATCAGCTTACCGTCTTTGTTCCGGTGCTCAACGAAAAACTTGCCACGAAGTGGAAGCATTTGACTTGCATTCATCTCACATCTCCAATTCTTACTTAGTAAAGTTTCACTGTCTTCCGGCGAAGCTCACGTCGCAGGCCGGAGGCAATCTCTCTTACGGTTTGGCTCGGAGCTTCCCCACTCTGAACCGTTACATTCACATCACCAATGTTGGTAACACTTCCACCCTGCTCTCGATAGACCGGGGCTTGTCCCGCATTGATTGCCTGTAGCTGCGGGAAAAAGTTTCTTGCTGACTTGGCGTTCACCACAAACTCACCCGGCGTCAGCATAGCCGGAACAGTATCAGTCCCACGTCCACCATCAGCGAAGAACCGACCGCCAGTGGATGCACGCACGCTGCCGCCGGAGCACTGCTTTGCAGCCGCCGCACAGGCTTGAGCGGCCTTGACCGCCGCCGCAGCCGCAGCTTTCATCGACGCCGCCATTGAGTTGCCCGCACCTGCCGCAGCATTGATGCTGCCCGCTAGGCTTCTCGTAGACTGGTCAATGGACTGGACGGCCGTTGCCGATTGATTCAATGCCTGTGTCAACGCATTTGCGGTCGAAGTTGAGGCCGTCAATTGCTCAGTAACGCCGGGCATCGCCCCACTCACTAAGCTAACAGCCTGCTCCACCGCCGCAAAGGCATCGCGAATTTGCAGAACTGATTCGGTCGGCACGCTCAACGTCTCAGTGAGACGATTTGCGGTGGTAACAACTTGTGCAAACTGCGTATTAACGCCTAGCAATTCTGTTTGAAGTTGTTGAGCCGCCGCCACTTGAGCGTTCAATTCTTCGATTGAGACAGCGGTAGGTTCTTCAGGGGCTCCGGCAAAACCGGCCGCGCCCGCCTCACCAGCTTCACCCCGAGCACCGGCGGGTTGCACCTCACTAGCTGCCTTCAAATTGTCAGCAAGCTCGCCAGCCTTCCTGCTCTGGGCATCGAGAGCCACTGTCCCAGCTTTCGCATTCTCCGTAATTTTATCTTGGGACTCAGCCATCCCTGCGGCAATATCGGCACCCTCCTGGAGATTTGTGCCCAGAAGTTCAGCAGCAGTTACCGCATCTCGCGACCTGTTAGCAATGGCGTCCAAACTTTTTTGGGCAGCTTCATAAGTGCCCGGCTCAATGTCCGAGATACTTTCTCGGAGACTGGCCACCTCTCGCATTTTTGAAGCCATCTCTGTCAACTGGTCAATACCAATCCGCATCTGCTGGATGGTATTACCACTGAGCAAGCCCTGCTCCTCCATCTCCTTGGCACTGTCAATCAACCGTTTGAAAGCATCCTGCTGTTCTTTCGTCACATTGACTCCCCGTTTAGCTCCATCCTCAAGTGAGTCACCAAGTTTCAACGCTTCTTGCCGCCACTTCTCTAATTCAGGGACAGCTTCCGCAACACGCTTTTTGTAGTCTTCGACAGATTCATCAGGTAGCGGAGAAGTTCCGACAAGTTTCTTCATCCTGTCCAATTGACTAAGCAGCGTCGTGATGTCCATGTGAGAGCGGAAAGTTTCGGCCCGATCAACCGCCACCTCCATTGCATCGTCCATCTTCGCTTCAGCCGTCTCGACGCGATTTACAATGTCCTGTAAAATCTTCAACATCTGCGCCGATTGCTGACCGGGGTCTTTCAGCAAATCTAACTCACCGTACTTTGCCAAGAACTGGTCAATGATTCCTTCATTAACAATCTGAATCCTCGCGGGGACAACATATTCCTCCCCAGTTAGCTCGGCCTTAAACTCAGCGACCGCACGCCCATAGTCAAAGCGAGCTTCATCAAAAGCCTTGCCAACACCGACCTTGAGTTCTTCTAGACCCTCGGGGAGGCCCAATTTCTCGAACATTTGGAAGTCGAAGGCTTCTTGGAGAGTCTTCGCAAGTTCGGGAGTCAGTTCAGCGATACGCTCAGCATCGGCCTTCATCTGCTCGGTGGTCTTGGCCGCACCCTCAGCCGTTGTCACGGACGCCAGTTCTCGCATCCTCTCTAGCAACGCCTCAGTAGCTACACCAGCCTCCTCCAATCTTTGGAGGTCTTTCTGATGCTGGGTATCCCTAAGTTTCTCACGCTCCGTCTGGAACTGCTTCTCCCCAGCAATACGTTGCTTCAAGATATTTTCAAGAGCCTTCTCACCTTGCTCCATCGCGCGGAGATTGCCCATCGACTTTGCATGAGCAATCTGCTCCTCCGCAAGAGTCTCAGCGATCTCTGAACGCTTTCGAGCTTCGGCAATAGCTTCTTCGTTAGCACCGGCTTCGGCAAAGGCTTGTCGAGCTTTGGCCGCAGCATCTTGTGCTCTTTGTAATTCCGCAATGAGTGTCTTTCGAGCACCGAGACGCCGCTTCTCCCGCTTCCACGCAAGATCAGCCAGCTTTTCTTGGGCAGTGGTGACAACATCATTCGACTTCTTGATCGCGTCGTCCGCCTCTTCAACAGCCTTCCTGATCTGATTAACGGCCTCTGCTCGCTTCTTCATTATACGAGCAAGGGAGCTTTCGAGGACTTTACCAATCGTCTCACTCGACCGTACAAAGGCTTCCGAATCCTTTCTATATTCCTTCGACATCTCAGTGAAGAACTTCCCAGCGTTTCGAGTTTGCTCCTCGAACTCTTTTTGACGTGCTTCAATTCGGGCTTGACTCTCGCGCTCCTGCGTAGCAGTCATCGCCTTTTGATAGTTGTTAATTCGAGCGGCACTTCTTTCAGCTTCATTCGCCCACTCCGCAATTGCTTCACCAACTTTCACAGCCGCCCAAGCAGCCGCCGCCAAAGCCAAGATGGGTAGCATTGCGCTTAGAGCCGCAGTCAAACCAGCCATAGACACAGCCGCCCCAGCAGCCTGTGCTGAGAGTGCAATGAGGCCAACACCGGCAACCGCCGCTGCGGCACCGATTGCACGAGTATCTTTGACTAGAAGCTGAAGACCTTTAGCGAGGGGTGTGGTAATCTCCGCAAGGATTTCCCCAACCTTCAACATCTCCGTACCGAGATTATTCCAAGCCTCAACAGCTTGTCGGCCAGTCGATTCACGAATCTTATCTAGAGCGTCACCAGTCTCGCCGGACACGTTATTCATCGCGTCGAGAGCTTCTGTCAACGCATCTGCCTCACCGGTAGTCAAGTTTAACGCACCGACGATGGCTCGCACACGGCCAAGCAAATTAGCAAACTCCGTGTCATTACCGGCCGACGCATCTTTCATTTTGAGCAGCACGCCACGCAGGCCGCCAAATCGCTCAATAGCTTCAGGACCGGTTTGCACGCCCCACTCATCATAGAGTGCTTGCAGAGCCTTAGTAGGCCGCAAGAGTTTCTGAGAGACTTGCGTCAATTGAGTAATGGCGGTATGTGCCGGAACACCCTTCTGAGTAAGGGCGGCCAGGGCTGCCGCCATTTCCTCATACCGAATTCCCAATGCCGCAGTCAAGGGAGACACCCGACCGAGCACGTCGCCAAACTCGCCCATTCGCAAACGACCTAACTCAATCGTTTTGAACAGTACATCAGAAACCCGCCGCGCCTCAGACGCTTCGAGCCCGTAACTATTCATAACCGAGGATAGAGCATTGACCGCTTCACGCAGTTCTGAGTTTGTTGCAATCGCAAGTTCACCAGCCTGTTGAGTGAACCGCAGAGCATCCCCGGCTTCGACAACTTGGTTCGACAAGGTTTGGTACACGCCCTCCGCTACGACTTCACCAGTCTCGCCAAGAGCGAGGGTAACTTGCCGCACCCCTTCCTGCATTTGATCCAAACCGCCCAAAGCCCCACCCGAGATGGTGAAGGCTTCAGCGACGGCGACTGAGAATTGGATAGCTTCTTCGCGAGCATCTCTAAATGCCCCGATGATAGTATTCACCGCTCGGACAATTACCTGGGCCTGAACGACTCGTGCAACAGTCTTCCAAGACAGAGAGATTTCGCGGCCCGCGTTGGACCCAGATCGCCCCGCCCGATCCAGTGCGTCACTAGCTTGTCCAGCACCTTGAGTCATTTGCTGCGAAGCATTTTGAGTCGCACGCCCTGCTTCGGCCGCCGAACGCCCCGCATTCTCTAAAGATCGGTTAGCTTGGTCAAACGACTGTGAAACGGCTTGCGCAGCCTGACTTGCGCCGCCAGCCAAGGCAACATTTTGGATAGCGGTCGAGGCAGAATTCGCCGCATTTGCCAATTCCCGAAAAGTCTTGATAGCAGGCGTAGCCGCAGACGGAAATTTACGCAGAGCCCCAGACACGCTTTGCAGGGATTGCTTGAAGTTATTCAACTCCCCGCGCAAACGTTCCAGTTCTTGAATCGCCTTTGAGGCATCGAAGCCTAGTTTCTGCGTAATGTCTTCAGGCATTAGACCTTACCTTTCTTCAGGAACTTGAACGGATTAGGGAGTTCTGAAAAGCGTGCAAAATCCTCAAACGCTTTCAGCCCTTTTTCTTGAAAATGGTAGGGAGTTGGATGACGAAGTCCAGACCGTGAGAAAACGCCGCCTTGTCCAAAGACGGCCTTGTTGTATTCATTGTAGGCCAGATAGCGAAGATTACTGTGGTATTTGAAATGCCAGCGGCTACCACTTGGGTCAAGTTCAAGACCGCTCTGACTCCCGGCAGCAAGCCCGAGAGATTCGCGGTCTTTCATACTTTTCAGAGGGCCGTAAGGGACAGACGTGCCTAGTTCCCGTGCGAGCTTTTGGAAAGTGGCTCTGGATGCTTTAGACCATGTTGGGATCACAGTCATCACAGTTGCCTCCAGCCATTCCCGGCCAGCTTGCTTCAACCACTCCTCCATGTAAGAATTAAGCTCAGCCTTATAGGCGGCCAAATCTAACGTCATGGTGTGGAACTGGGCTTTGAATTTCATCTACGTCGCATCCTTTTACGGCCTCGACCCATCGACGGCGTGGCGGAAGACTTCCCTACTCCCGCCAGCGCCTTAGCCTCTTCGTGCTCATCATGTTGACGTGTCTGGTCATACGCAAGCAGCCGTGCCTGCGCTTGAACACTACAGTTATCCCACTCAGTCTTTACTCCTGGGGGTCGGACTCCGAATCGCTCGCAGGCTCGCCAGACTGCGTATTCTCCGGTTCGGTTTCCAGGCCAGAGGATTCTTTTTGTGCCTCCGCCATCCCAAGTAGAAAAACCTCGCGGGCTTCCTTCAACTTGGCTTCATCCAGGGAGTTGGCCCGCATTACACACACGGAGATGCGATCCACTTCAACCTTCGACAGACCCGCTGCCTTCAGTTCCTCTTCCCAGAGCTTCCACGTCTTCGGGTTGTTGATGTCCACCTTCTCCCATTCGATGTCACTCGGCTCCAGCGATCTGACGACCATGTACGCAAAACGCTGCTCACCAAACTTCTGCAAACGCTGGCGAAAGGTTTCGTCGTTCAGTGTGGGAACCCAGCCATCTTTTGTCAGCTTTCCCGGCGGCTTGGGCTCGGGAACGAGTGCTTCAAATTCAGACATGTCACACACAGCCCGAGCACGGATTACGATGTCGTCGCCCAGTCTGGGCAGCACAAGAATTTCTTCGTTGGGGCCTTCGACTTTTACACCACCAATACGCATGATTCATTCTCCCTCTACTAAAGTTGAAAAGAATCAGTAGGGCGGGACGTTCCCGCCCCACTGATGTCAGTTGCTTAACATTCGGAATGGTTACTCCGAACAGCGGTCGCCTCACTGACGTTACAACGGCCAGAAACAGCAATCGTGGCTTCGCCAAGATCGTATTCCAAGCTCTCAAATCGGAAGTCAGGGAAGGTGATCTCTTCATCTTCGTCCGTTCCACACGGCACACAATGCCGGACGACCATGTCAACCGCATACGGTTCACACAAGTCGCTGGAACTAGACACCCACTCATCTGCACCACCGCTGCCTTTCACGGCATCGACCGGCGTTACAGCCTCACCGGTACCCGTGGTGACATGCTCGTACACAAACTCCAGAGAGACTTCAAGCGGTTGCTCGTCGCCTTCTTTCACCGTGTCGAGATCGCCCCGATCCAGAAGGTACTCATACTCCTTGGCTTCCGTCCAAGTCAAGTTACCTTCACCGATGGTCACTTCGAGTTCCTGTGCCTGAAACGTAATCACGTCACTGACAGTAGGCGTATTCGTACCCCACGCAGGGGTGAACTCGATATTCGTCGTCGGACCATTAGCCGTAGGCGTCCTGGCCGTGACCGTGTAGATCGTGGTGTTGCCAGCGGTGTTGACCGTAAATCGCGCTCCAACCGGCACCAGTTGAGTGTCGGTGGTATTCAAATTCACGGTATTGACATCCGCGTCGGTGTCAGTTGCACCGGGCGTGGCTTCTTCAATCGTAGCGGTGCCACTAAGGCCGTCCTTAATGAGGATAGTGGCATCCCTTAGTTCGATGCGGGCCATCTTTAGCCTCCTTCGTTGTTAAGTTAATGGGGAACACACCCCCGTCAAGTGCCTCAATGGTCTAAAGTCTGAGGTACATTTCAAAACGTCCGTCCACCGCAGCCTGCCTAAGCCTGTCTTCCTTGCTAATCTGGCCGAAGTGTATCAATCGCGCTGGTTCGCTGAACCCAGTCCTCTGGGTCAAGCAACCAACTAAGGAATCATCGTCGTTTCCCCCGGTGCCCAGCCGGTAAATTGGAATGGGCTCCATCATGGCGGCGAGGAATTCCCCGCCCCATTGGGCTATGTCGTAGGCGTTTTCAGTTGACATCTGCATATAATCCATGAGGAGAATATTGATGTCAATGTTAACGCGCCAATAGCCACGGCTTAGTTCGCGGACGAACGGGCCGTTTACACGTACTTCGACGTGCTCTACGTTCATCGTGTCGGAATCGCGCTCATCAACCCCTTCCACGAAGTAGGTAAGACTCAAACTGTCTGCCACAGTTTTGAAGTAGACAGCAACAGATGACATTACCCAGCGGGCTAGATTAGTATCCATTATGACTGTCCTACTGTATGGTCAACACTTAATGAGTTCTCGACCATCACATGAAAAATCTGCTCTGGTCGCACGCCTTTCACTTCCTTACCTGCAACCACCCATGCTGTATGTTGCTCGAACTCAGTGATGCTTTTGATGTCGTATCGACGGCCGTCATAAACCAACCAGTCGTCGTTGACGATCTCGTAAGCATCGGGTAAGTCGCGGGTATCCAAAATGAACAACCTTGTTCCAGCATCGTAAGTCCCTCCATAGACAAACGCTTTGTTAGCCGAGATTTGAGAAATCGTTTGCACAACCTCGCGCTGAATCTTAACAGGTAGGACGATACATCGCGGCACGCAAGTCATCGTGCGGTCATAAGTCTTCGCACCTGTTTCGTAATCAGTAGCCGTAGAGTTGAGTTTGTACACATCTACCCGGCCGCCGTACTGCCTTTTCAAGCTGTACAGTGTTTTACGGATGAAACGGTTCATGCCTCTATTTACGCCACTAAGCATCTCTGACTCCTTCGGGAGCGTCACTTGCCTCGATATAAGGGCACCGATTGCAAAGTCGCTCCATCACATGAGCAACCCAATTCAAGCACTCTGCATTCTGAGCCAAAGCCGTGGTCGAACGCTCTACCAAGTTGACCAAGGTATCTCGTTGGTAGTCTTCAAGTTTTTCTACTCGGGTGGAAAGCGCGTCTTCCCGTTTCCAATCGCGCCAGATGAAAAATAGTACGATGCCGACGAGCGGCCCAAAGTTGGACAATAACTCGGTAAGCATTTCCGATCCTGTCGCTGCGAAAAGTGATTCCATGCTACGCTTCCCCTTAAACAAAAGAAACCGGGCGGGCGGGTTTCCACCCGCCCGGCGTGATTAAGGTTTAGCCGAGCATGATGCAGCCCAGGTTCTCGTCCAGCTTCGCCACTCCGCAGAGCAGGTCAGCGGTGACAACCGTACCTTGCTGACTGATGTCGTACTGCATCGACACACGCATGGTCACGTCGTTGTACGCGCCAACGGCCGAGCGGACACCCAGAGCGGTGTTCGGCAGAGCCAGCGGACGAGAAACGAGCGCGAGGGCGTTGCGATGGAATCCGAAGTTGAATGAACCAGCGGGGCCGGGGTAGGCAACCGCGTTGTCCGCCAAGCTGGCTTCCAGCGGGCGATCGAGCCACGCCAAGTGGCGGGTCGCATCGTCGGGGTCCACAGCAATCGCGATGATCGTGTAGACGTGCCGATTGACGCCAGTACCGAACGCGAGCAACTGACCCACCTGCGGCGGGGCGGTCATCACGGCGTCACCGGAGTCCAGGCCGATACCCTTCGAGTAACCAGCCGAGTACGCGCCGTCCACGTCGCACTTCTTGTATGCGTACACGATGTCCGTGTCCGCAATGGCGGCCGTCAGACCGTCCTGAAGAACGATCTGCGAGGTGTTGGTGCCGTCGTCGGTGGCCGAAGCGACTTCGTGCGGCTTTCCTTCACCCTCGAACCAGACATACTCGCCGTCCTGGACCTGATAGCCCAGAATGGTCACGGCAATCGTGGTCTCGCCCAGAGGCTCACCACCGTTGATGACGCCAGCGGCTTCATCAGTGTTGGCAATCGTGACGCTGGGGATGTTCTGGTCCATGTAGGTATCGAAACCAAACACGCGACCCAGGCTGGCCTCACGGAGGGCCGTCCCGTCATCACCCTTCTTCTCCGCACTGATGAAGAGTTCCGTTTCCAGAAGCTCAGTCTCAGAGGCGGGGGAGAGAACCATGTTACGACCAGCGGCGTAGGCCCGGTTCTCGTTCATCTTCTCACGAGCGGCCAACAGCGTGGACTTCGCGTTGGTCGAAGAGAGTTCCAGCAACGAACCAACGTTGTTGCTGAGGAACTCGTGGACCTGACCACACAGAATGCGGTCTACCGAACTGGCGATTTCCTGCGCGGCAGGCGTCAGGTACAGTTCAACCAAGTCCTGGAAGGACTTACTGGCCTCACCGTCCTTGATCGTGAAGGTCACGTAGACGTGCTGATCCAGAGGAACCTGCACGTTCGTCGCGACGGCGTCCTGATTGACGACGCTATCAGCGTCGGTCTTCCGCTTGGCCGTGAACGAACTGGGCCGGCGGGTATTCACAACGTCACCAAACTGGGCGACTTCCTGGCTGAAATCCCGGTGGACGAGTCGAGCCATGACCATGTTCTCTTCGAGAATGGCCAGACCTTCTTGAGCCCACAGTTCCGGGATCAGTGCATCGTTGTCGTTGGCGTAGCACGCCATGACGGGGTGGCTATGAAGCAAATTCATCGTACATCTCCTAAGTGAGTGTTTCGCCCTCTAGCAGGGCATGACAAATGTTCTCGCTACACTACGTTGCGTAGCGGGGACAAACATGGCCCCTTTCTTTAAGCGGGACGCCGCTTTAGGCCCAAGGCTTCCGGGTTTTCCTTGCGAATCTTACGATACTGCTCCGGGGAGAGTTTCGTAGGATCAATACGGCCTTCACCCGACTTAACGCCGCCGGTTGCGGAACCCGATCCAACACCGCTAACAACGTTTGAGCGGAAGAGGTTGCCGTAATACTGGGGCAACTCCTTCATACGCTGCACGGCCTCTTCAGGGGTTCTGAGGGTTGTTACTTGGTCCCCGGTCGTTTCATCAATATCGGGGAAGTCAATCACAGGTGAGAACTGCCCAAGCGGATTGCCGCTGTCGTCAGTCTGTTCCTGCATTCTGGTCATCGGGCGCAACAGGCCCATGATTTGTGTGGGGTTAAACGCATCCTGTGCAATGGCAGCATCTTGGAGCGACCGATCAACCACCGAACTCTTATACAGGGTTTCCCACTGCTCGGCCGTTGTCTTGAGGTCTTCCACTTCCTGCGTGAAGCGTTCACGCTCTTGCTTACGCTCGTACTCAGCCTGCTGCTCCTTCGTTCGAGACATTTTCTGCAAGTCTTGAAGCTCAGCTTCCAACCGACCGCGCTCCTCTTTTTGCAGGTTCGTGTCGTTCAGCATCTTCTTGTAGCTGTCTTCAAGTTTCTTGATCTTCTCCTGATGCTTGCGACGATCTTCGGCCAAGAAGCTATTCACGTCAGCCTGTGAAAACGTCTTCTCGTTGTTCTTTCGGACTTCCTCGGCGGCCAAGCGAGCTTGCTCAGCTTTTGCGGCAGCTTCATCAGCGGCGACTTTCGCGGCGGCTTCAGCAGCGGCGACGGCATCACCAGTACCACCGGCTCCAGCGTCATCACCACCCGCACCAGCATCATCACCTTCGTAGCAGGCCAGCGTCGGCATCGAACAGATCAAGTTGTACAGTTTGTCATACGACATCGTAACTCTCCTAACGTGTGTTAGTCTACCCTACTAAATTTGACAGAACCGCTGTCACGCAGGAATGGGCGTAGGTATCTCCATGCTGCGGCGCTTGGAACCCCGTTATTCAGATGTTCAATCTGAGAATGGTTCCGGTTATACGTCGTTCTGACAGATGCGATTCCCTGACTGACCACAGCCAGATTTTCAAGTTCGAGATCGGGGTCTACCCCGTCTAAAAGGTTGTAAGAAATTTCCCAGCACGCGATTTTGATTTCTTCCGGTACATCGACATCTTCGTCTCGCGGGAACTGCAAATCCTGTGACCAGTCCGCGTCCCTGAGTTCTTCATCGGTGACATCCAACTCATTACCATCGGCGTCATACATTATGTCGTAGACCGCCGCCTTTTGGCCTTTGAAGTTGAGAGCGTCGATGATTTTGGTCGCCCAGATTAACGCCTTCTCCCGTTCGTCAGTCGTGGCATTAGTCCACGCCTCTTCATGGAGTCTGTGCGAGAAGTAGGTGTTAGCCTCAGCAAGTGTTCCGTAGTATGTGTACATGCTTAAACTCCAATCCAAGCTAAATCTTGATCGGCCGACGTGCTGATGAAGTATAGGTCGTCAGCACTTTCAACATTGATGACGATTGAGGCTCCTGGCCCAAGTGGAAATCCACCGGTTGTGGGATCACTGTCCGCTGTGACATTCGAGCCGCCTACCCAAATTGTCGCGGTATTCGGAACTGGGTCCGTGCCACCAGGGGCTCGAATAATGAGGCCCGTCGTCAAATTACCCTTGACCTCAGTGATTTGGACACGGGTAAGCCCGACCACTAAGTGGCCATTATACACTCGATCCGGAACGGTTGTTTTCGATACTTTGACTGGCAACATGTTAAATCCCCTGGAGGTTTATTCCGCCTTCTTAGCACGACCTTCGCCGCGAACCGGCTTCGCTGCCGAATCATTGAGCGTCGTGTCCGTGGCCGCTTTACGTTCTTCACTCCCCTCCCTCGCAGGTTCGTCCGACAAATCTTCCACACCTCTTGCGGCCGGATTCTCCGCATCAGATACCGATGTCTGTGCTTCAAGAATACGGGTTGCTCGCTCCAAATGATCTTCACGGGCCTGTAGATACTCATCCTCATTGAAGCCCAAGGCCATCGAAGCAACTTGCTCGCCGCACAGACCAGCCTCTTGGGATCGGATGATGACATCTGGATCACTTGTGGTGTAATCAGCCTCATCAATTTCATCGAAGATCGAGTCAATCTTCTCTGTATTGATTCGTCCCGACAGTAGAGCCGTTACGATGTTCTTGGCCAATTCCTTTTTCACCGTGTTGCCGGGAACGGTGAACATCATCTCACGCAGTTTCGTCGCCTCATCAATGCGGTCCCTGTCCGTTTTCAAACTGTAGCGATCTGGATATTTGATCGTAGCGATCTTACGATGTTCAAGTCGTCGTTCCTCATACGCAGCCCAGTGCTCTGCTACTTTTCGCTCGCTGCTCTCAAGAACCAGTCCGATATACGACAGACCCGCTTCCAGCCCTTGATCGCTCATTTTCAGAGCTTCGGCGGACGTGGCTCGCTTACCGATCTTGTTTGTCACCGCAAGATTAACGAGCTTCCTGATGTCGTCCTCCAGCTTCTCTTGGAGCTTCAATGAGGCTTCCAGCGGCTCAGGGGACGGATGGATAAAGCCCGGTCGTTCCGCTTTCAGATCATACGTTCGACCGTGGGTAGTACCTGTCAAAATCTCACGCCCAGAGGCTCGCTGACCGCCAGCCATCGCCGTCCCATCGGGATTAGCTGCGTGCTTCAAATGGTCGCCCACCGCTCGTCGGTCCACCTGCTCAGTGTAGAACGGGAAGTTTGCTTTCAGGGCGTAGGCAACATCGCTGGAAGTCAGGTTCAGCAAAGCCGCCTGATGATTCGATACGTCTTTCAAGAGACTGTCACCAATGTCCAGCAAGACGAAGGGGATACGAGTCAATGCGAGCACGATGGGCTCACCCAACCAGGGATCACCATCTGGCGTGATCGGATTTGAGTCAGCGTCATAAAACTGCACATTCACGAAACCTGTTTCTTTGTCGATCCAAATCAGACGGTAGCGTTCAAACTCACCGCCCGGCAGCTTCAGATCGTACATGTCGTGTTGCGTGAAGTCAACGCCCTTGTCCCGGAGAAGAACCGCTTGGAACTCACCCGGCTCCTCTGGCTTCGAGAGCGACCACGCCAAAATGTCTTCAACTTGATACATGTAGAGATACGGGCGGGCCGTCCCAACGTCGGCCAGCGTTGGCCCTTCCAACTCGGGCATATCTACATAAACTCCTACCTTACCCATGACTAGCAACTCGGTAAGGCAGTCAATACCCAGGAAGCCATTCATGGAACTTCCTCGCAAGTCCACGCCACCCTTCTCTCCCGCAACTGCCGACATGTAAGCAGTTGAACCATCGCGTCGGGTAATATCTCGCATCCTTTGGAAGATGGAATTTCGCACGTCGTTTACAGCAGCCTTGGCATACGTCGGGATCGGCGTAATGGCCTTGCGATCATTAAAGTCCGATGTCGATTCCCGCTCAGTAAATTTTGTCAAATACTGATCGGTGTAATGCTCCCCGCCGTCGTACACTTCACGCCACTTTGCCCAATAAGGCGTGTCGTGAAAGTATCGCGGATGCCGTGTATCAATTACCGAAAATTTAGCCATTGCGAATCTCCATCACAAGAAAACTCCGATGTCCTTGTTGGTTACAATCCCGGCTGCAAGTGGTAGACCCATTTCAGCGTAGGTCAAGGCATGTACGAAGTGGTCAGTGCCAGTGTTTATGTAAACGGCCCTTGGGTTATTCAATTCGTCCTTCTCGAAAGTTCGGACTACGTTTTTCATGTGGTCTTTGAATTCAAAGCTAGTGTCAGCCGGGATTTGAATTCGTCCGCTATGAAATCGACCTAAGGCAGCATCCATCCAGTTCGTGCGGTCAACGGTGGCAATTGGTGCGCCGCCATCTTCTTCGCTAATTTGCATTTCCTTACCCGTGACTCCCCGCCGATAGCGGCAGAGGTAAACGTACCCAGGAAACCGACGTGCGAATCGTCGGGCGTCGTTGATCTGCGGATCGGCGTCTATGACGCAGGCTAGGACTTGCCACTCTCGCATCAATTTATCAAGATGCTCAAAGTCGTCTCCAGGAACCTTCCCCTCCCACAACAGCTTTCCAAAGGCTGCGGCATTCAAGTCGTGGCTATACTGGTCAAAGAAATACTCCATCACGACAATGTTGTTGGCTTTACCTTGGTCAATCCCCATGCAAATGCAACGCTCACCGCCAACTTGTGGCCGGGCATCATTTTTTGTGTATCCGGCAACCGCATGTTCGAGTTCCGTGTCTGTTACCAAGCCACCTGCCGGGATGTAAGGTTGACCTAGTTTGGAGTTGTGGAACTCCACCATCGCCGCTTCGTCACCCAGGCCACGAAAATGCGCCGTGACGATTTCCCCTGGCGACACTGTAAAGCTGTACAATTGGTTGATAAGGAAACTGCGAAAATCCTCATCGCACTTTACTGTGGACTCCCAATGACAATTCTCCAGATTCAACCACTCAGCTTTTGTCGCATGGTCCAACTTGTGCCCACACTCTTTGCATTTCAGGTAGGACTCTTTGCACCTTGGGTCTGCCACGGTTTCCCCGATGATCTCGACGCAATCCGGCCAAACCAATTCAGTCATACGCCCGCAGTGTGGGCACTTGAATATGTAGTGCTCTTGCGACCCCTGTTCGTACAGTTTATGTACGCCGAATTTAGGGATTGTCGGGGTCGAAATGGCCCACACGGATTTCTCGATATGACCCGACAACCGTTCGAGAGCGAGCCAGATTTGCTTCTGGTCCATCTCGTTCACTTCATCAAGGATCAACGTCGAAACTGGGATTGATTTCAGGTTGGCGTCTCCTCGCGATCCTCTGATATAGAGATTAACGCCACCAGCCTGCTTCAACCCAACAGTGTTCGTGTCTGTGAAAAGGCTCTCCAAGTAGGGGCTATTCAGTAACGCGGTATTGAACCGAGCCTTTGCGAAGTCGCTGGCATTGTTCAACGTGGGGAGGACATACAGCACATCCTTTCGCAATACGTCCACAACATAAAATGCTTGGTTGATGGCGACTTCCGTGACGCCCATTTGGGCAGCTTTCATTGCAACATTGTAAGCCGCCTGTGAATCTTGGATGTCTTTGCACCACGGGTACATTTTGTATCCATACGGGCCTGCAAATTCCCCGCCCATAATGCGCCGATTCATGGCCCATCGAGATGCTGAGGTCATTGTTCGGCTTTTCATGCCGCTTGCAAGGGCCTCACAAAATGCGTCCTGCAAAGCACCCATTTACTTACTCGTCTTTGGAGTCTTTGTCCACAGCCACTTCCGCCTTCATCTTCAGCTTGCTCCCCGGCTCGGGCTTCGGCTCGGGCTTCGGCTCGGGCTTCGCCTTGGGCTTCGCCTTGGGCTTCGGCTCGGGCTTCGGCTCGGGCTTCGGCTCGGGCTTCGGCGCGGGCTTCATGGCGGCCTTCAAGGCTTCCTCGCTATACTCCATCCACTCGCCGTCGATCAGTAGTTGCTTCACCATCACTTCTCGGCTGGCACTGAGAATTTTCACGGTGAGAGCGGCCACATCTTCGTCGGCCATTGGAATTTCAATCTCCGGAGCCGCAGCACCTCGGACGTTTAGCTGACTTCCGTCCTTCAGATGGACATGAATCAGGTAGCTGGGAAAATGTCGTGCAGGGTTACGAAATTTCATCTTACTCTCCTTCTGGTTTCCGCTCGGACGGGTTAGGCTCCAGGATCAACAACGGGAGCAGTTTCATCAGAATGGCCTGAATTTGCGGCCAGTGCTTTACGAACCAGTCCCAAATCGCACTCCAGTCGATCCGGCCGGTCTTAACTTTCCAAGGCGCGCCGAGTTGACGTTCAACTTCAGCTTCCCACTTCGCGACCGTCTCCGGGTCTTTGCAGGCTTCTTTGACCTTGGTGTACTCTTCTCGGGTGATTAGGCCGCGCCGCTTCTGACGCCGGGCCACTCTCTGTGCTTTTCGTGCGAAGTTCATTCTTCACTCCTGTCTAAGGCATCTAGTGCCAAAAAGAAATGTGTTATCCCCAGGGATGCGAGGCTGGCAAGAGTCACCATCGCCAAGCCCGTAATAATCATCTCTCCCAGCGTGCCTCTGAACCACGCTATTACGCTGACCGCTGCCAACCAGTGACTCAAACAATAGGGGCAGTGAATCAACTCCTCAAACCATACTCCGAGTCTTGTGACCAAGTTCCGCAGCCAATACATCGCGTTCGACTTGGAAATCGTCATGGACGCGGCTGCGACCGCCAAGGATGTCAGAATGATGTTATCAAGTGACATAGCGGCTCTCGGAGGGGTTGGAATTCTTCTTCAAGTCCTTCTTGATCGTCTCGGCGCTGGTCACGCCGACATGTCTCGCTACAACTGCACCGTCGCGGAAGATCAAAGTCGTCGGTAATCTATCAATGCCCAACTCCTTTGCAACTTCTCGATTTTCATCGTAGTCCATGATGTAGACGTTGTATCCCTCAGCTTTGAGCTTCTTTACAATGGGGTACATTTTCTTACAAGCAGGGCACCAATCTGCCGCCCATAGGACTAAGCAGTTGGACTTAGTTATCACCGCTTCTCCGACCTCCGTCTCCGCAGTCTCGGTATTCGCGTGGGCTTCTCCTGTGGGGAGGTATTCAGGTCGCCAGCCGAACTGTCGTTCAGCTTCGGGTGTCCTTTGTGGTCCAGGTAGTCGTTGGCTATATCCGTTGCCTCGGTAATTTTCTCGCTCCAAAGAATCTTGGACCCCTTGGATATCGCGAGGCCGGTCGAACGAACTAGACGTACTACCCGTCGCCATATAGAGAGCAAAGCAAACATAGCACACTCCCAGGATTTGTAGTAACTGTTGTTTCATCGCATCACCAGATAATGTAATCGGGGATGTCTACGCGAGGGTATCCAACGTACCCACTGATCGCAAGACTATCTCCCTGTTTCATCGCGGCGTCAATTGTTGCCGCATCACACCAGAAACTCCCATCCGGTTGTTCATGCCGCTTTGGCCCGCTGACCCAAACATCGCCGCCCCAACTGTTTTGGACCAATGCCCCTGGCCGTCTGTATTCATCATCAACGCCGAGGATTACCATCGCATGGTACCACGGTCGTCGCCCACGTCGCAGGAATCCATCCCGATCTCGCTTGGTATTGAAGCCCACGTTGCTGCACATGATAACGGGATAACCGTTAGCCACTGCATCGCGGCACTCTTCCCACGACCGCACGAATGCACAAGTTCGCACCGGATGGAGTCGGCACAGCGGCTCCAACGCATCGGGCACACCCATGTTGCCGCGACCGAGTTTCCGAGCCTTCAAACCATCGTAGGTCGTGTAGTCAAACTTACCGTCAAGGTACTTCTGTCGGAGGAGCACGCCCCACTTACGGATAAACTCAGCCGCCCAAACACCGAGAGAGCCGTCGCCGCTGACTCGGCCGCCACCGACCTCGACTCGCGAACCGGCGTAGATGATCTCCGTGGCGGATTTAGTTACCCATCGTTCGGACTTGTTGTGCATCAAGATACGGACGGCGGTAAGGACATCCACCCCCAAACCGTAAGCGTGGCTAACGCAATCTCCAATGGTCTGGTAATGGGGAACCAGAGGTCGTCCCGTGACTTGCTCAAAGAGCTTGTACAGGAGGACTTTCTTACCTTTGCCCGTACCCTTGATCTTCTGTGACTGCTGACTTAGGAAGGGGTAGCGATGCGCCTTGACAAATTGCCGCCGGGCTTCCGTATCGTTGACCCAGCCTGCGTAAAGCGGATTCTCAGTATCCGCATGAAGGTCCAGAGGTGCTCCCGCCGCATAGGCCAGTTCTGGGAATCCGCCTGCCATCAGGCCACCAGCCGTGCCTGCCAATAGCTTCAAAGCGTCACGTCGATTCATCGCCGCCTCCTGCTTGTTAGTTATTGATGCTCAGTGTTTCAAAAAGATCAGCATAGGCCCTCAACCCCGCCGCCACCTCACGCCACATTTCCGCGTGCTGTTCTGGCGAGACCAGCGTACCCGCATTGGCCTGTTTCTTGAATTCATTTTGGAGGCTGAGCAGAAAGGGTTTCCACTCCTCCACCGAATCTTCAAGAGCCTGACGATTGGCTTCGCCCGTGGCTTTGATAATCTCATCGGGAGTTGTGTGAACACCGGCAGCAATCGTGGCAGCCACGCCTTCAAAGCTCTCGGCCAACCGCACAACCTCATCTCTCGGCCGCAGCGTCAAAGAGCACCAATACGGAATCCACTCCACCACGCCCGCTTCCGAATCGGGGCGGGGTACCTTGGGATAATCACTGGGATCGGGGCCGGGCTTACCGACAATCACGGTATGCGTCTTTACATCGACCGTTCCTTCGTAAGCACAGGCAACGATGAACATATATTCGCCTTCCTCACGAGCACTGAACACGGCCCGCCGACCCTCGCTGTAAACCTCGAAGTCCACCGACTCGGGCACGAGAATCCATTTGAACGAATTTGCCTTACTGGCCGACACGTCAAACCGTACCAACTCCCCAACTTTAGCCGTCTCCGGTGCGTGGATGACAATCTTGGCCCCGTCTACCTGCGGGTCACAGCCGTCATCGTCGGTGTACACCACTTCCTGAGCAACGGTCGTCTGATTGGACATAATCCTCACCGCATCAGGCGTCACCTTGAATGATACGGCTGCGATAACGCCCGTCGCTGCCAGCACCGCAGTAATCAGCATCGCATTGATAAACGTTCTGAACCTAGCCATGTTTCTCCCTCATCAGTTGATTTTTGCCGATTGATCGTTTCCGTGCCATCTCAGTTGGTAGTCCACCCAACAATCCTCGCACAAGTCAGTATTAGCGAAGAAGATGGTCTTTCCGCAATAGCAGAGATGTGTGGACCCGTCTGCTACCGGTTGGCCTCTCCTAACTTTCTCGGCCCGTCTCTGTTCACGTCTGCGCTTTTGCCGCAAATGTCGCCGCATATAGTTTCGCCTCTAAGTTCCATTGAAGTGTCGTGATAGGCATCTGTCTTCAGGGATGTCATCAACGCCCATTCCAATTTTCAAGATGTAGTCGGCATCGTGTGGCACGCAGTAAATTGCTCCATTCGGGGCCAACACACCTCCCCACCATTTGTTTCCGCCTGATCCCAAGCCTGCGCCGAAACGAATGGCGGTGTCGTTACTGGGGTCAATCCTCAAAATGTCGTCGCTATCGTAGGGTATGCCGTAGATGCACCCATCGGCCCCGAGTACGCCACCATGCCATTTACCCGTTCCTGAAAGACTTCCAAAGGTAGTAATGGTGTCATCGCGTGGATCAATCTTCAGCACTGACGTAGCGGAGTTGGGGATGGCGTAGATGCAACCGTTTCCAGCCATAACGGCTCCGTGGTATTTTGAACCGCCACTTATGTTTCCAAATGTCGATGTGGAGTCATCACTTGGGTCAATCTTCAAAACGGTAAGATCATTGAAGGGAATTCCGTAAATATATCCGTTTGACGCACAGACGGCTGAAAACCATTTATCGCCGTCTGATGCGTAGGTTGAACCAACCTTCCCGTGGCTGTCATCACTTGGGTCGATTTTAAGAACCTGCGTCTCTCGGAAAGGTACTGCATACACTTTTCCGTTACAACCCAAAACTGATGGACCCCACTTGTATCTACCGGCGTAGGTTCCAAAAGTGTTCTCGGTATCCGTGTCTGTGTCGAACTTCCAGATGGCCGTCGCCCCATTATACGGTGCGGCATAAATACAGTTGTTAGTGGCAAGAGCACCTCCAACCCATTTAGCCTCGGCCGAATACGTCGTATTAACGCTGCTGGAGGAATCATTGCTGGGGTCAACTTTAGTGAGCCATTCCGGATCAAACGGAGTGCCGTAAATCTTCCCGTTTGGGGCCAAGACACACCCGGCCGACTGGTCATTCGCCGTGTGAGTTCCAAACGTCTTCGACGGCCCGGCCCCCATCTGACCACGCCCGAAACCAGCACGGGCTGCGATAGCTCGCCTAATTTGCGTCTCGGCGGCGGCGTTAGTTTCCCACGCCGGGAAATCACCCTTGTATACCAAGTCGTCATCAGCGATAGCTTCAAGCTCGCCGCTATTGACTGTTAATGGTTTTCTATAGCTCATGGTGACTCACAGCTTGTTAAAGAAACGTGACAGGCAACTATCAAGTTGCACGTCTTCGAGGGGTTGTCCGATTTTCAAAAGGTGGTCGCTATCATGTGGGCACCCGTAAATGCAGCCATTAGATGCGGCCGCGCCTCCGATCCATTTGTCCCCGTCCCCAAAATTTCCAAAGGTGGATATGTCATCTGTCTTCGGGTCAATCACTAGGACGGGAGATGCGTCGAATGGAATACCATAAATGAGCCCATCTGCGCCGAGAACACCGCCGCACCATTTTTCAGTGAGGCCAATGTTTCCGAGCAACTCGGTGGTATCATCACGGGTGTCAATCTTCAAAACGGCAGTGCTGTTATATGGCATACAATAAATGCAATCGTTGGGGGCAAGCACGCCGCCCCACCACTTTGCCGTCGAGGTAGTGAGACTGCCGAATGTGGAGGTTGAGTCATCACTGGGATCAATTTTCAGGACAGTTTCGCTGGTCCCCGGAACTCCGTAAATGAACCCATTAGGGGCCAGTACGCCACCTTGCCATTTAGCCGTGCCTATAAAATTGCCGAACGTCGAAGGCGTGTCGGTACTTGTGTCAATTTTCAGGATCGAAGTGCTGGTCCACGGCATTCCGTAGATGTTACCTGTCGCCGCCATGACGCCGCCGAGCCATTTGGTCGAGCCCGAAAGGCTACCGAACGTGGTCGTGGAATCATCACTGGGGTCCAACCTTAAAATCGTCGTCGAATCCAGAGGGATGCCGTAAATGATACCGTTTGACCCGAGGACACCGCCGCTCCACTTAACTGATCCGGCTAATGTGCCAAAGGTCGAAGTAGAATGATCGGAGGGGTCTACCTTTAGGATGTTCGTTTCAGTGTGCGGGATTCCGTATAGGTAGCCGTTAGGAGCTACGACGAAACCATTCCACTTATCCGTGTTCGTGGACAGGGTGCCCAGTTCGTCTGCACGTCGCGTCCATTGAGCACGGCCCGCGTCGGCACGGATGCTATGAGCGTTCCTAGTCTGGGTCCACTGAAGGCTGTTCGTCTCCCATGCGGGAAAATCACCCCAATCCACAATGTCTCCACTTTGGAGCATTTGCAAACCGCCATCGGCAATCGTGAGGGGTGTTACAACTGTCATGGTGCTACCGGTTCATAAGTTTGCACGTTTGAGGCCGTAGCTGCACGTCGAATTGATCCCGCCACGGTTTGAAATCCGGTTTATTTAGGTCGTCCAAAACTACACAAGGACCAATCCCCTCAAGATCACAAATGATGAGGAGAGTGTTGGTCTGCATCTCATTGAATGCCTCAACCATTGCTTGTTCTTCGGCAGTTATCTGATATACCTGCATGGCCCGCCTCTTATAGTGATTTGTTGAAATGACGAGATAGCACGTAGTCTTCCTGCACATCGTCAATTGCCTGACCAACCTTCATAAAGGTTGTCACGCCGAGCGGGATGGCGTACACGCAGCCGTTATGTCCGAGGATGGAGCCCATTGCCTTACCGCCCGTCGTGCCTACGTCGCCAAATTCAGTATACTCGTCCGTCTGAGGGTTGATCTCCAAGATCGTGTCTTCATTGCGGGGCATACAGTAGATTCGTCCGTTAGGTGCGAGAACGGCTCCGGCGTATTTAGCCGAACCGCTGAAAGTGCCGAACTCACTTACGGTATCATTCACGGTGTCGATCTTGACAATCGTGGTACCGCCATACGGCGGGGAGTAAATACAACCGTTGGGTGCGAGCACGCCGCCGACGTGGGTGCCGCCCGTGATGGTACCAAACGTGGAGGTCGAATCGTCACTTGGATCAATCTTGAGGATATTCGTATTGATGTAGGGCACGCAATAAATGCTGCCATCCACCCCCAGACATGCGCCGCCATACTTACCGCCGCCGCCCGCAATGGTGCCGAATGTGGAGGTTGAGTCATCACTGGGATCGAGCTTGAATACGTTGGCCGCGCTATACGGGGTGAAGTAAATGTAGCCATTGTATGCCTGAACACCACCCATGTAAGCATTTGTTCCGCCCGCCGTTCCAAACGTCGAGGCTGTGTCGGTGCTGGGCACGATCTTCAAAACTGAGGTGCTGTTATGCGGAGCCCCGTAAATGTTTCCGGTATAGGCTAGTACACCGCCAGCCCATTTCCCAGCCGTTGCTCCCAAACTTCCAAATGTGCTCGTTGTGTCGTCACTGGGGTCAAGTTTCAGGACGGTTGCACTTGTGTATGGAATGCCGTAGACATATCCGTTCGAGGCCGCAACCGCACCATACCATTTCGCGTCCCCAACTAAGTTGCCAAGTTGCTGAACTCGCCGGGTCCATTGAGTTCGGTGGTGGGAAGCCCACCCTGCGAACGCTTCCCGAACCTGCGTCCACGCCTCAGTATTCGTCTCCCAATCAGGGAACACTCCCGGACTGAGAAAGTCACCGGGCGCGAGAGCTTCTCGCTTACCACTCGCCAATACTAAGGGTTTTCTAAGGCTCATAGCAGGATCGGAGCTTCAATTCGGATGTTCATTACCGTGGTACTCATGGCCTGTCCCACACGCACGACATATTGACCGGCTGTGGAAGGTGCTGTGCTAGTGAACTTACCTGCCGTGCTTGGATCGAGATAGTACATAGCTCCGGCCGTCAGTCCGCCAGTGCCGCCAGTGACGGCGTCCCATTGTCCAGTTGTGGCTTCGAGGAACCCGTCCGCTTGCACATCACCCGCCGTCGCCGTATTGATAGTCGTATCGGCCACCAGCCCTAGCAATTCAGTCGTTGCCGCAGCATTCGCTTGGGCCTTGTCCATGTTGCCGTTCGACTTGACATAGACGGCGTTGCCGATTACCAACGAACCGGCATTGTCATTCGTTAGTTCAATCACACTGCCGCCACCACCGCCACCGCCAGCCGCCCACTCAAGCCCCGTACCAGCCGCATTGACGGTGAGGACATCAGCAGGATTCCCATAGGCGTGAATGACCGATAAGTCAGTCACGTAGGGCTGGAGCGTTGCTTCCATGCCGCGAATCTCGGCCCGCATCCGGTTTCCCATCTCGATGTCGGGACTCTTCTCAATGCTAGTTTCCTCTGTCGTGGATGTAGTACCATCCCAGATAGAGGTCGGGAATTTAGGATCGGGCGTTGCTTGTGGCATCGTTCACCCCTTAAATATCGGTGTCTGTGAGAGCGTCGTGTAGCTCCTCAATTTGCTTTTGAAGTGCTTCGACTCTCGCCTTGGTTTCCTTGGAATGAGATGCCAACTGGTTTCGCACTTGGTTGCGGATAACCTCAAACTGTTGGGCAACCTCTTCTTCGAGCTTCTTGTACAGGTCTTCCACGGTGCGGGTGCGGAGCAACAATCGCTTGACGCCGCGCTTAACCTTGCTGTGGCTTTCCAGTAGTGTGTCCAATCGTTCGCGGATTCCACGAACGGCTCCCTCAAGTTGCCACGGCGGCGAGACTCGCTCCAGCGTGGCCTGCATCTTCTCAACCTTGGCCGTTGCGTCTTTGATCTCCTCATTGATATTGGGCATTTTATCAATGTTGTCGGCCAGATTCAAAACGTACCTTTGGATAGCCTCCAGTTCATGGAGCATGAGACGCCAATCATTGTGCGTCGGTGGTTTGACGACGGCAAGGTCGGGGCGAGCATCTGTGATGCCGTTCCAAATACCGTTTGGAAATAGTGATGCGCTCATTTGTCTCTCCCAAGATGGGGGCGGGGTCGCTTAGCGTCCCCGCCCCGTGTGCCCACTGCTTACTTGATCGGCTTAGTCGTGATAAACCGAAGGATGACGTTTACACCGCCCTGCACGGCGATGAGCAACGCCAGCAAACTCTCATTGTCCTTGATGAGGTCGTCACCGACCAGATAACCGACAACACCTGCGCACAACGTCAGCAGGTTGACAATCACCGTCTTACTCTGAAACCACTTCTTCATCGTTCTTCTCCCTTTGTTAACTCGGTCGAACCGAAAGTGTTAAGTTGGCGATTTCGATGGCCTTATTCGAGGTAGTTGTTACACGCCAAATAAGCCCTTCCGATACGTCGCCCAAAATCTCCTCACTCAAACCAACTCGCTTCCAGGCAAAGTTTTGTCCTAGAACGAATTGATACTCCGTGTTGTAATCAGTCTGCATGTCTGCCCGTGCCGCTTGAGGTGTCGGGGGCGCTCCCGAATTAAAGGTCCAACCAACTGTCTGATGTCGGAGCAGTTCAAAATTCGGCGCTGAATCATTTGCACCGGCGGTGCCAGTTACTTCGAGTCCCGTGAGCCGAAACTTACTATTTTGATTGTCCCAATACTTGCACAGGCCATCGTTGATTTCAACGCCCGTGCCGCTTTGAAGACTGATCGTTACCTGTCCGATCCACTTCTTGTCCGTTTCAAAATAGTCATTGAGCACCCCGCCACTGGTATCGAGGTCTTCAAAGTCTAAAGCCGTCCGAACACCCTCATCCGTCATCGAAGTACCAGATACCCGCACAACCATGTCCGTCGAAGACGCACCGAGCACGATAAAGGCATGAGCACCGTAAGCCGCATTCGCACTTCCGAGCGTGGTACCGCCTCCCGTTGGTGTGTAACTCGTACCGCCGAAGATGTAGTAACCGCCCACGTAGTACGTTCCTGACGACCCTGCCGGAGACACGAATGCCCAACTGGTATCGAAAGATTTGAAGTTGGTCGCCACTTCCTCCCAAACGGAACCGGCGGATTCATACTGCATTATCAGGTGGTCATGCTCCCCGATGATTAAAGCACTGCCGGAGTGCAAATGTAGCCCGTCGCCATCATGGAGCGCAACCGTATTCGTGTCACTACTTCCGTGAAGGAACATGAGTTGACCATCGGTACCGGCCGCGATTTGAGGATTTGCAGTGACAACTACCGGCCCGCCACTACCTTGAATCCGCATCGTGGCGTTAGTTGGCGTGATGCCGCCTACCGCCGTGATGTTAGTGATCGCAGAGGGGTTGAGCGTGAACTTCTTGTCCACGCGCAAGTCCTCATTGATTTCAAGGTCTTCAATCACCATCGTCTGGGCCACGTCCGTTGGCCCAATAACGACAAGGATTCGCCCCGTCGTGGCCGATTGCTCGATCACGTTCCCGATCTTGATCGGGAAGCTGGGAGCGGTGGGCACGGTGTCCGTCCACTCACCCGCAACCAAGTCTGACAGGTAGAGGTCCGTTCCAGGGGAATAGGCACTCGTGTTAAGCCCGCCGACCGATCCAAAGATCGTGACGAATCCAACCTCATTAACACCGATGTCGTGGGTCGCCATCGCGATGACCGTCGTCGTACTCGGATCGTCCGACTTTGCGAGGTCCAGCGTTGGATACGACCCCGTACCTCCAGAGAGATACACCAACGCTCCATTATCAATCTGTGAGGCAGTGTTGTTGCTGGCGCGGATATAAATCTCCTGCCCCAACTGCAACGTTACGTCTGCCTCATTGTTGTAGACCGCCAATGTCTTGAACGTGTCGTCGTAAAAGATACGACCCTCGTTGTGGGGCGGGTATGGAAGCCCCGGCGTCAAGTCGATATACGACTGCGCTCCCAACCCCTGCGGAGGTATATAGTCAAGACTTTCCATGATCGTCCCTTACTCTACGTGGAACAGCGATTCCAACTGAGTACGCAAGGCTTCGTTGTCATCGTCGATGGCCGCCTGCCACGCGAGAATCTTACGCAAGGAGGCACTGGGCCAGTGCGCTGTGCTCTGCTCGCGATTTGTGGCCAAGGCTGCGGGTGAAAGCAGTGAACCTTGAGCCGGTGGGGCGGTAATCAGGCCGTGTGCCCACATGACTGCCCAAGCATACCGCTTGGCTTGCCCATGCGTCGTCGTGCTCGCACCGTTGACCGTGCCACCACCGCTGAGGTCAACATCCGTAACCACCGTCTGACCCATGTTCTTTCCGGCAACCGAGTTGCCATCGAACGTGAGGGTGGCTGCATTGGCCGTGAGGTCGCCCGTAAGGGCAACAGTGATGTCACCGTTGGTCCAGCCCGCGTAGCCGTCCGCCGTCATCTTCGTGTCGATTGCACTTTCAATAGTCGCCTGATTGGCACTGTAAAGAATGTTGGCCGTCGTGTGACTGACGCCAAGCTCATCCACAATCGTAATCGTGAAGTTGCCGCCACTGACCGTGGCCACGAACTTGTTGATGACCTGCACTTCGTCCTTCTCGTCAAAAGCGGCGGGCACTGTCTGGTCGAGACGTGCTTCGTGCCTCTTCAATTCGTTATACGTCACTCGCTGCGGGCCGTCCTGCGGCTCGGTCTTGTCGATGATAGTCGAGTGAGCGATGAAATCTGCGTAAAGACCCATGTGTGTTTCTCCTGTTTACTAAGTTGTACCCGTTACAGTTTTCCCCACCCTCGGACACAACACTTATTCGACACTTGTTACGTCAATCTCAGTCAGTGCGGCGTCGGCAAGTCGGTTCGCTTCAGCCTGCTCCCAACGTCGAACTTGTCTCACGAGCCATTCGCGAATCAGTCGTTTCGCAAACTGCTTACGTGTCTCACCTTCTTCAGCATTGATGTCATACTGATGGAGGCCACAAAAGGCGTCAACGAGACGAGTTCCGTGGGAATCTGATAAGTTGTGATTAAGCGTCTGCATGATCTCTCCCTTATTTCGTTACCCAGCTTCCGTTCTCACGGAAGTAGAATGCGTTTAAGTCGGTGTCGTAAACGATCATCCCGTCAACAGCCGTCAAGGCACCCCGTTGGGTTGTCGTCATTCGCGGCACGATAAACCCACCCGTCGTCGTGCTAACTTCAAGCTCTCCTTCGACTTTCACGTCATCGCCAAAGCGACAAGGACCGTCATTCGTGTAGATGGCGTAATTGAGCGTACCCCCATCTGTCACTGAGTTTACATAAACGCCGTAGACGTTCGTTGCGGTGCCCGTCGAGGTGTCATCCGTGGTGACGAGCACGCCGTACATGTTGGTGACGTTACCCGACGAACCTGCGATTACTGTGTCAGCCGCCACGCCACAAAGCGACGTGCATGTTCCAGTGCCATTGTGCTTGGCGTATCCGCGAATGCCATAAATCGTCGCAGACAGGTTTCCATTGTAGGTTGAATCGGTTTCCGCGAGGAAGTTGAGTCCGTACAGGGCGTTTGACATCGCCCCACTACCTGCTGACCCATATCGTAAAATCGCCCGTGACGCCACCGGGGATGAGGCGGTAATATCGGTATCAAATAGGATGTCATGCTGATAAGCTGACCCACCCGCTGCACCGCCAATGGCTACCGGACCATCAATCTCAACATCGTCTCCAAAATGACACGTTCCTAAGTTCGTGTAGATGGAGTAGCTTAGTGTGTCTCCAAAGTCCATGTCGTTGACATACAGACCATAGAGATTTGTGATTACGCTGTTTCCTGTGCTTTGATTCAGGGCGTAGGCTTGCAAGCACTTGGCAGTGGTTATGCTTCCCGCCCCGTCTCGAAGTATGACTTGTCCAACGGCTCCCGTTGCCCCGCCGGAGATGGTGCCACCACGATGATTGATGGTAGCATTGAACCCATACATAATGGAACTGAAGGTTCCGTCGTATGAACTGTGCGTGCCGGCGTCAACGTAATCGGCATAAATCGGCTGAGCCATGTTACCCGACCCGCCCGAGCCGTACTGCATGAGCGTTCGGATGCCATATACTGACGCGGAGTTGCCATCATAGTTGAACACGTTGTTGATCGGAATTCGATCACTTCCCGATTCGTTGCCGATCCCAATCCAATTAGGTGTTTGGATACCGCCACCGACTACCAACTCACCCGAGCCAACGAAGTCGGGGTCGATAATCATGTCACTGCCGTCGTAGTAGATCAACCCATCGTTGCCGGTGCCAACCACGAGCTTGTTGTTATCATCTACCTTGATGTTTCCGCCGACGTGCAACAACTGATTCGGGATAAGTACATTGATCCCGACGTTGTCCTTGAAGTAGCTAAAGCCTCCATTCGAGTAGATGCTATAGTTTAACGTCGCACCGTCTGCGACATCCTCAAGGTACAGGCCGTACATGTTTGTCACTACGCCAGCACTGGCATGGGCGTCTATGTAAATGTGACAGCCGTAAAAATTCGTGATCGCTCCACAGGAGTCATCGGCGTAGACCCGAAAGCCCGCACCGTACATGTTAGTGCATGTGCCGGACCCTTTATGGATGCTGACGTTTCGGAACCCTTGCAACGCACTTATATCGCCATCGTAGGCGGCGGTAGTTTGTGCGTTTAAGTAACCCCCGTAAATGGTTTTGGTGGTGTTGCCGCTCCCGGCCTCGCCATAGAACACCGTGCTATAGATGCCGATCGCGCTGGTAGCTGTCTCAACCGTTTCGTAGGATACGTCAATCGCGCCGTTGGCCGCCGCGCCAATATCACCGATGCCGAGCTTGCCTGCGGGGATTCGCACCTCTCCGCTGCCAACAAGCTGCGGGTTGATGTACATGTGAGAGCCATCGTACCAAATGCCTGCGTCGTCGGACGCACCCAGGAGAAGCTCTCGGTTGTCGCCGGGCAGTGCGATGTCTCCGTTGTCTCGGATCGACAGGGCTTCGATACTGCTGGTCGAATTTTCCGGGATCGTGCGGAAGGCTAACTCGCGACCGTGGTTCGAGGTCGTGTGTGCTCCCACCGCCAACATCCGAATCGCATCATCGTGAGCCGTCCAAGTTGGCCACGCCGCCGTGTCTTGCATACCTTGGCAGGAGATGCGTCCTAAGTCGTCGCCGTCGTTAATCCCTACTGGGGTGCCGCTGGTGCCTCGCGACTTCCGCAACATAAACAGGGGGCCGTACTGATGTGCTCCGTACCGATCTGCCTGAATGGCAAGTGCGCCTGTCTCCGACTCCGCGACGATGTTGTTAGTTGTTTCAAGGATTCCGTTTACCACCAGTGAGCCGCTGCCCACCAGTGCCGGGTCGATATTCAAATCAGAGCCATCGTACCAGATGCCACTGTCGTCCAGGTCTCCGAGGTAAAGTACGTCGCCGTCACCAAACCTGATTGCTCCGGGTGAGAGGGTGTCTACTTCGACAATCTCCCCCTTGAACCGCCGTGCATGAACGGTGTCGGAGAACCAGCCGTCATCCCAGCGCACAGTCTCGTTGCCGATATTGGCAAACGGGTGCTCCGGGATTAGAGTATCGAATTCAGTCGCCGCCATTTACTTACCTTCGTCTGGGTCATAAGCGGCAATTTTGGCGACCATCCGTTCGCTGATCCGGTCAACGATTGTCTCGTATCCGTCAAGTCCCTCCAACTCATCCATGACGATCTCAACAATGACCTTGGCGAGATCAAGGAGCGATGCCTTGGAGAGCAGATTCCCCAGGCTGGTTTCCAGTCGGTGGCAACTCGACACGAGCTTTTCGAGCGTGACGAAAAGGGAGTTGACTTGCCCGACTGCGGAAATCACGTCGGCGTTGCTTTCCACCATATTCAAACGCCGCTCAACCAGTGAGCGGCAAAGTGCGATTTCCTCGCGGAGCGATTTGAGTTCCTCTACTTGACTATGACGCCCAGCAGATTCCGCGATGTCGATATTCGTGAGTTGGTAGGCTTTCAAGGACTGCTTGTTCTCGAAATCCCGATCCCGCAAGTGGTACGGGCAAAACTCCTGCCCTTCGGCCGCTTGATAGGCGCACTGACCCTTCTGGGTGAGGGCTTGGCATCGTCGGGGGTCGTTGGCGTCGATAGAACTCATAGAAGTACCTCAGATAAGAGACTAGGGGGAGAACCCTCCCCCTCTACTTCTATATTACGCCAAAATCGAAATCTCGGCAATGAAAAATGCCAATTTTAGCGATTTTTCCGAAAAAAGTTGTTGTCGGGGTCCAGTTCGACGCGGCGAATTTGACCCTACCCCCTCCTCCGAGGGGTAAAAAGCCGGGGCGAGCCACGCATCCGGTGATAAACGGACGGCTCGCCCTGGTGGCCGAGTGGTCTAATACCACTGGTTGAAGTACCAATCAAGAAGGTACTTGACAATTATCACCACTGCGATGGCGATTACCGCCGCTGTGGCGGCTCCGAGCATCGCTTTTCCGAAAGTTGCTTCTGAACAGGCGATCATCATTTCGTTCATTCGACCTCTCCAATCAGTTTTCTGATCTTGTCGGCCCCGTGCGTTTTCACAAGGCGGCGAATAGCGAGTTCCTCATCTGACTTGCGGCGGACCTTCTGCTTCTCACGTCGCTCGGCCAGGATTTGCTCCCAGGTCGGCTTGTCGATCAGCTTCATGTTAAGCAGATCGGTCGCTGTCAGCGCTTCTGTTTCAAGCCGCCCTTCCGCCCAACCAGTGTAGACGACGATCTTGGCGTACTTGAACCCCGCGACAATGATGAACGAATATTCATCATAGTATGTGTTGGTGACAGTCTTGCCAGCCAGTTTCACGGGATTGAGTCGCGTGTAAGGTGCGAGCACCTTTTCTTCTGTAGGTGTCATCAGCATTTCTCCCTCAACCAGCCGAGAAGCCAGAATGGCCCCCAGGCCGGCGATGTTAAAACGATTAAGGCCACGGTTACGCCCGCGACCGCCAATTCCGCCCCGCTTCGTGTGTGGTCACAGATATTATCCCAAGCATCGCTCACAAGTTGTTCGAGCGTCACTGTCGGCGGGCTCTCTCCTAAACTACTCATTAACCGTCTCCAAGTTCCCAGGTTTTAGTGATCGTGTAGCCGGGGCCGATTACGTGGGCCATCATGCTGTGCTTCCACACAATCTCGAACCCGTCCGAGCGGAACAGGTGCCAGAGGTCCAGAAGGTCGTCCGCACTCATCCCTCGACTGATGAAGGTGAGGTGCAGTCTCTTCGGCACCTTCGCCACGCCGTTGTCTTCAATGGTGCAGCAGGTCAGAGGAGCCCCGATCCGAACGTCCACGCGGTCGAGCGTCTTCCCATAATATAGAGTGTCGAGCACGCGGGCGAGTTGCCCGAGGTTTACACAGATCGTCGTCTCATGCTCTCTCGGCAGGTTCATCCAGTCAACTAGCATCGTCTGGCTCCAGGGTCACTGTGGGTTCAGAGTTGATCCAAGGCTTTGCACGCTTGGCATGGCGTTTTGTGGCTTCGAGGTACCACTTAGCGGTGTGCCCTCGACCGCCGTGCGAGGATACCATTTCGTTGCCGAACTCGCCCTGCGCTTTTCGGCACTCGCCTTCGTATAAGGCGGTGTTCATATTCTTTAGTAGGCCGTGCGTCACCATCTCTGTGAAGAAGCCGTTGCGGCCGTCACGGTAGTCTTGAAACGCATACTGTAGAAACTCGGCCAACTCATCGGGGTCGATGGGCTCCGGGGCGGTCAGCTTGTACGTCAGTGTCAGTTTGTAGTCAGTCATGTACTTCCTCCTATTACAAGTATACACCACTGGGCGCGAAAGTCAAATGGAATTTGGTCCGCGTGCCCAGAGTGAAGGGGTTCCGGCAGCTACTTCCGGTATCCAGCCATACCTCTTTATCCGGCTCCTCAACGTTTCAAAGTTGGTCGCACAGCGGGGGTCTTCGCACAATTCCTTTAACGTGTCAAATTTCTCGCCCCAGCACATGATCGACCGGTCTGGTATAGGTGTTTTGACCGCTTCCTCAATGTCCCAGCCTTTGGCAATGCGGCGAAAAAGCACTCCATTTTTGACTACGCATCTTGGGTCTTTACTGACGTGTTTTAATGACGGGAACCATTCGCCCCAGACTTTGACCGCTGTGCCACTTTCGATACCGCGTTCAAGAGTGTAGACGCCTGGGCGATTTCTCCCCGCCTGGACATTGCACAAGGGGCCGACTCGGGGGCCGCCTACAAGCAGAATGAGATCAGTTTCAATCGCATAGGCGAGTTCTTCGGGAAGCCCGTCTTGAAGGATGAGGATTTCAGGCTCCCGCCCCTCCTGCAACATTTTGTTCAGCTTGCGGTAGAAATAACTCTTCTGATTTCGCTTCTTGCGACGGACTCTTTCCTTCAGGTGATCTACATACCGGCTCCCACTCCCCTTCCCGATGTAGAAGGGTGTATCTCCGTCCAGGTAGGCGTAGATGTAATGGTCGCGCGGTTCTTCTCCCATACTATAAGTATATCATAACCTGCGCGAAAGTCAAGAAGAAAATACCTGCAACCCGCAGGTTTCCCTCGGAATCGACCCGCATGACCCCGAGGACCGGCCTGCTCTGCATCTTTGTAGGTGGCGTCTTGCGGGTTATAGCTGCCCTCGGGGTTTTGACGCGTCAGGACATCTCAGAACCCCCAGCAGCAGAATGGATAGGGCTAGGGGATGCCACCAATGGGGGGTGGGGTCACTCGACCGAAATTTGACCCCCGCACCACCGGCACGACCCGCAACACTCATACAACTGTCACCACCGATACCATCATCACAACCGGACTTCCTCCCGATGCCTGCCCCCGCACAATCGGCACGACCCCGACAATCGTTACCACCCGCAACACTCTCACCACTGTCATCATTGATATATCAGTCTGGAACGAATGTATCAACTGTATCGACTACACTGATTATGTGATGCCTGCGGGTGGTGACGATTCTCACGATTCTCTGGTGCCTGCGGGTTGTCGGGGTCGCTCCGGTTGTGCCGGTTGCTGAGTATCCTGGCCGGTTGTACCGTTTGTTCTGCTTTCACGAATTATGAGGATTGATACGATTGGGTGGGTTCTCGGGGTCAGGCGCGGCTCGGCGGCGCAACCGGCACGACCGTCACGACCCCGACAATCGGTACAAGCCATAGGGCCGGTATAGCCGTCACAACCCGCAGGTTTCTGGAATCGGGTTGGATTGTATCGGAAATTACGGTTATAAGGATGTCGGGGGCAGGAGGTTGGATTGTATGAGTCTTGCGGGTTGTGACGATTATGCACGACTTAGCGAATTTGTCAATTTGCGTAACTGGTGCGCGAGATTGTGCTCTACGGATTGGGCGATATAGGCGGGGTGGGCCGGGGATTCTGTCTGGAATGGCTGGAATAATAGTACCACCCGCAACAATCAGGTGGAAAATATGGGATGTGCAGGATGCAAGGAATATATAGGAATCCCCACCTGCGAGGGGGTGTATACTGTACAGATTATCATGGTTGTGATGAAATCACGGGAAAATGCGGTTATCAACACTATATCAACACCTTATCAACACGTTTGGACGCGTTAAAACGACTGTACAGGTTATCACCTTTTTACCATTTTTTGCGCATATATAGTCTATTTTATTATTACTAGATTGGTAAGAGTTGATGAAAGTGTTGATAAAGAGGGTAGACCGCCTGTAGTGAAAAAAGTAGTAGTGAAAAATATAGTAGAGGTAGTGAAGTTCATCATCAACACGTTTATCACAACTTTTCTGGAACCCCTTATTTTATAGGCTGAAACGGTCCTATGGTGTACAAGTGTAGTGTTGATGAACCTGATTATGACGGCGTTCATCACAGGATTCTCCCCTACTTCCGAGGGGGTACTACCACCTGAGAGGGGGTCGTCGGATCGGTCTGTCTATCGGGGGGTATGGTCGCATCCGGTCGTATCGGACCTGACGGTCGCAATGATTAGGCCACTGGTAATGCTTGTCGTTGCGGGTGGTATCGGTTATACTGGACGAATATCCTGTGCGGGTAAAATGACCTGGGTCGCCTATGTATACTTGGTAGTCTGATTGTCGGGGTCATGCGGGTTATCCGCCCGATTCGCGGGCATACAACCGGAGCGACCCCGTCAGCCGGTACGACCCCGACAATCGGATTTGCAAAATATATTTTGACTATCGGCGCTGCGCGGGTATACTTGAGTATGGCCAGAAAACAGCAAAACACGAAAGGGCGCGATTATGACGATTCTGCTCATCGGAACGGTTGTGACACTCGTAGCGATTACCCTGGTTCTGTCGTCCACTCCCGGAATGGACGGCCGATTCTAACGATTGGAGGGATTGAGCATGGCGATTCCGATTATGCTTACGATGCTGGCTTTGCTGATTGTGGCGTTCCGAACGAAGGAAACGCCTGTGCGGATCAAGTCGAAAGTACCACCTTGCGGGAGGGTCTGATTATGACGAATACACTGGATGCACTGGATCGGGCGAAAGTCCTGAATGAAGTGATTGCACGGCTTGGACATGCTAGGGCGGCTGAAGCGTCTGAAACGCATGTAACGCCTGAGCCGAATAAGTGGGGGTGCGTTGGTGTCGATTATACCGGTGGCAAGTATCGTGCCCGTATTAGGTATTGTGACGCCTTGGACGGGCAGGATGTGCGGGTTACGCTGATTCGCACGAATGATCTGGCTGAGGCCGATTATGCGTATCGTGCCGCTCATGTGCTTTTGTGGGGTTCGGCCAGTTGGGCCGCCTGTGACGATATTGCGGACGCCTTGCGGGCTGCCGCCGGTCGTACCGATTGTGAGGATTAGTCATGTGTGACGGGTCGAAACGAAAACGCCGAAATTGCGGACCACGCCGGAAAGTGGAGTGGTATGCAAAATACCGATCCTGGCGGTTCTCCCGCCGGTTCGGTTTGGTCGGAGTGTGCGGATTCCAACAATTACTCCTGGAATATCGGAGAGAACGATGATCGAGATTCTCGCGGTTCTGACGATTGGTTGGATTGTGTCGATTGATCGGATCGTCGGGCTGGTCGCCCGCGCGTACGGTTATGACGTTTATAACGGGAGGGTCGGATAATGACGGTTGCAACGATTGAGGAGTATTGTGCCGATTGTGGCACCATTCTCTATTCTGAGGAAGATTTGGATAGTGGCTTCTGTGGGGATTGTGAGCCCTGTCACTATTGTACCTACTGTGACGAATCGTTCGGTTGGCGCGATATGTACGATGAGGGGATGTGTCACGATTGTAGGGATCAGCGCGACTGGTGTTACGATTGTGAGGAATGGAAGCCTTATTCCGATTTTGACGATGGCGACGGTGGCACCTGCAATGCCTGTCTTGCCGTTTGGTTCGATAATCACATTTCCAACACTGCGCCCGGTCGTGTCAGTTGGGAGGATTATGCGGTTTGGGCCGAGAAGTCGCGTGAGTACGATTTTGGCTGCGGGTTCGATTGTAACGGAAAGTGCGCCGATGCCCGTGTGGAGAGTTATCCGGCTTGGCCGCATACGGACGGTCGTGCGTGTTGTCAGGATTGTGCCAGAAATCACGGTTATTTGGTTTATATCGCGCCCGAAGCGCTCGAAACCGTCAAGGCGCTTTATGACGATAATACCGGTTTTTGGCGTCCTGGCGGTTGTACGCTTCCTGCCAAATATCGGAGTATTACCTGTCTTGAGTATTCGTGCAGTGCTGCGGAGCGTAGCGATCAGCGCGATAATGCCGGTATTTCCGGCTGGCGGCGCTCGCGCCCCGAGCTAGTCCAGTTGTCCTGATTTTACCGAGGAGACCGATTATGACGATTGTAGAGATGAGAGAGCGTTTGCTGATCGTGCGGGATAGCGTGACTGATCCGACTATGCGGGCTGTGACGCATCTGGCGGCGAGTCTGGTTGTGTCGAGATTGTCACCTGAAAGACGCAGGTGGATTGTAGCGATGATACGGGATATGTCCTACGATTGCGATTGTAGGAATGAGTCCAATCATGCCGATTCGTTGCGTGAGGTGGCTTCTGCCGTTGAGGCCGATTGACGGGGTCATGCCGGTCGTGCGGGATGAAGCGCATTTGCGGGTCGTGCCGATTATCGGGGTCCAGCGCGGCCGAGCGCGGGCCGCCCGCACAACCGGCACGACCCCGACGACCGGCATATTCGGAATCACCAGCATGACCCCGAGGACCGGAATAAAGTGATTAAGCGCAATTGGCACGCTATTTGCAAAGCGCGGGCGCAGGGAAGCGCAGGGGAGCCGGGAGCCGGGAGGGGAGCCGGGAGCCGGGAGCCGGGAGGGAAGCGCAGGGGAGCCGGGAGGGGAGCCGAGAGCCGGAC